TTACTTGGGAGCACTCATCAGGCGCAGGCCGGCCTCGGCCAGCTTCTTGCCTTGCGCCTTCTTCGTGTAGCGCTCGGCTTCCTTCACGCTCGACCAGCCATAGATCGCCATCAACTGGTGTGGCGTCGCGCCGAGCTCGGCGAGGATCGTTGCGCCTGCTTTGCGCAAGCCATGCGCCGAGCACTGCGGCAGGCCCGCGCTGGTGCAGGCATCCTTGAACCAGTTGCCGAACCCCTTAGCGCTGAAGTCACGGCCGTAGCGGTTCTCGATGTAGAGCAGGCTGTCCTTCGGCGCGCGTTCCAACTCGGCGAGCAGCACCGGCAGGACCGGGATGTCGATCACCTTGCCGGTGACGTTCTCGCCCTTGTGCGGCATGAACTTGAGCCAGCGGCTGGCCAGCTGCGTCCTGTCCGTCTTCACCGGCTTGTAGAGCATCTGCCGGCCGAACTTCACGACGTCGATGCAGCGCGGCCCCGCGTAGAGCAGCATCGCGAGGGCGCGCCGCTCGCGCGTGCCGGGCGCGTACGTCCTCTCGAACACCGCGACGTCTTCCTCCGTCCAGGTGTAGAAGCCGTCCGTGATGATCTGGAAGCCGCTGACCTCGCGCGCGGCGTTGTGCTTGAGCAGGCTCTCGCTCACGGCGAAGGCGAGCGCCTGGCGCACGGCCTTCAGGCGCTTGTTCGCCATGTCGGGCGTCGCCGCCAGGCGGTCGCGCAGGACCTTCACCGCCTTCGGCGCCATCATGGCGATCGGCATCTCGCCGAACACATCAATCGAACCTGGGCTCAATGGCTCTTCGAACGTCTTCTCAAGCGCGCGCCGGCGTTGGAGAACGTGACCGGCCGAAAGCTGCTTGCCGGTGCGCTGTGACATCTTGAAATCGATGCTCGCGAAGAATTTGCGGCACAGCCATTCCCAGCTTCCGACGACGGGGCCGTGCGCAGTCTGCTCCGGCGCGACTGTGTCCAGCGCTCGGCGATAGGCTTCCATGAACGGTTCAGACCACGGCACGCCGTGCAGCGTGACTTTCGGCCTGTTCGGCGCGCGCAAGCGGATCCGGATGCCGCTGGGGCGATCCTCTTCGAAGCAGTACTTCGGCAGGCGCTTTGGCATGTCGGCGGCGTCCATCATGCCGCGACGTTGCTCCAACGATTGACGGCCGGCGCGGCATCCCTATCAGGGAAGGCTTCGAAGGCGTCGTCAAGCCGGTGGCGATCCCAGACGACGCAGCCATCCAACTGTTTCGGTCCCGGAAGACGGCCGTCGCCAACAAACTCATCGAACTTTGACGGGGATATCCCGAGATAACGCGCAGCGTTCTCGCGGCGGAGGCCGCGGGGTTCAATTTCGCTGCCACGCGTCCGGCTCATCTGTTCGCGATCTCCAGCAGCACATCGGCATGACAGGGGCCGCCGTCGAGTGGGCATGTGCAGGCTAGATTATGGCCGCGCAGCGAGGCTCTTATCTCGGTGTCAGTTGGCGGCGCGCCGGCCCATGCGCGCGCGCCGTGGTCGCCGTCGATCCATTTCTTGAAATCTCGCACGGCGTCCGCGCGGTCATAGTCGCGGAACATGCCGACATAGTACGGGTTGCCCCATTTCTTGCTCGCCCGCGTAACGACGACCGCTGCAAGCCCATTGGTCGCCAAGCTCAATGTTTGGAGGCGGAAGCCCTTGCGGCGGGAGAGCCTCAGTCGAACAGGGATGCTCATGCCCTCCTCACCGTGCTAAGGTTTACAAGATGAGCTTTGATCCTAACTGGGTAATTGCGTTTGCGGCGGTGGCCCAAACCTGCGCGACCGGTGCCGCCATTCGGTTTACGGTGAGCGTCGCGCGCGATCAGGCAAGGCAAGCGCTGGACCTTAAAGACGTGGATCGCGCCCGCGAGGGCGCCGCGCGTGACGCCCGCGCAAATATTGCTGCCTTTCGACTGATTCCTGTCGTCGAGGAAATCCTCCGCGGACTCGATCATCTTGCCGGGATCAGCACAAATAGCACGCAGCTCTACCAGCTTCGGAGCAGTCTGGCGCGTGCGGGCGTGCCAGCGAAAGAGACCTGGCTTCCTGCACTCTCCATCAAGGTAGGGTGGAGCGACAACCTTTACGAAGATTTCGACGCGCTGCCCCCGACGTTGGCCCGCCGGGCCGTGCTGCTGCTCTACAAGGTCGAGCAATTCAACCGGTCCTACGTCGCCGAGGCGACGAGCAGCGCCGACGATCTGCAGCGCCTTACGGCTTGGATTCGTACCAGGCACGATGAAATCCGTGCCGAACTCAACATCGTACGCGTAGCTCTCAACGCCTTCGCTCCCGCGCCACCTCCAGCGTGCCTTTAGCGCGTTCATAAGCGTCCCCCATGCGGATGGTACAGTGCGCGCGGCGTTCCTTCCTCGTTCAGCACTCGCAGATACTTATCGGTCTCGCAGAGGATGTTAGGCACGTCGGAGAAATCCATCGCGACGCCAATCTCCCCTTGGATCGTAGCGAACAGCGTGCGCATTTCGTTAAGCGCTTGCCACTGCTCCAACCGGTAGTCGAGTTGCCGGCCGGCGATGCGATTTAGGCCGCGAATGGTGCCGGGCCCCGCCGCGGCCCAGGTCGCGATGTCCTCGGCACCGGCGAGGTACCGCGTGAACCGAAGATCGACCACGAGCTGATAGGCCATGAACGCGCCCCAGCCCGGATAGCTCAACAACTCCGCATGTGCGGCGCGTAACGTCGCCGGCGTGCGAACGCCCTCCAGCATGCGGCTGATACGGTCTCGCGCAAGCCATACCCCGCCCAGCACCGTCATCGCGACATGGTCGATCTTCGAGCCGCCTTTCTTCGACGGCGCATTGATGGTGTAGGCGCCCGTCCAAACCTTCTCACCGCGCGCCTCGCGCCGATGCAGGACGTCAGAAAGGTGGCGCAGCGTGAAGCCGGGGCCGCTGGGCCAAGCTTGGCCCGGGTCGATGCTACCGATCAGCTCCACAAGCGTGTCCGGCCAGTTGATCCAGCGCCCAATCGCCAACATGAACCAGAGGTGGGGATGATCGGCGAACTTCTCGCGGATGTTTTCGCGTATCCAGATGGTGACCCTGTCGTCCTCGCGCCGCACATTGCAGAAGCGGTATTTCGCGAGGATCGGATCATCGGTCCACGGCGTCAGCGTGCCTGTCTCCCGGCGCAGCCTAATTGCTTCCCGCTCGCAAACCCAATGGCGAAGCGCAGCCGCGGGCGTCATGGCAATATCCCTATGAACTGCCGCAGCTCGCGGAGCTTGGCTTCGCCGCCGGCCCGGAACGCCACCGAAAGCGCATGTGCAATCCGCTCTGCCTGGTGACGATCCTCGAATTGGAGCGGCATTCCGAAGAAGGAGCCCGGATAGCGGACATCCCAGGCAACGGCCAAGATGTCACCGGGCTCGCATGCCAGCAGCCCGTCGATCGTCTTTTTCCACGCTGTGATCCGGACGGTCATGTTCGACAACCTCGGACCAGCGGAAATTCGTCATGTGTGCGTCCATCGAGCATCCGGCCGGCCTGTTTCTTCCCAAGGCGCCACAGATCGGGCTCGTCGTCGGCATGCATCTCCTGCGAATAGCTCGCGGTGATGTTTTCGAACGTCCATGCGTCAACGGACCAGGACGCCGTTCGCTCGGTGCGGGTCTGGGCGCGATCGCTGTTCTCGCCCGGGGCCCATTCTCCCCATTGCTTGAAGAAGAACGGAACGTCAGCCGCGGCGCATTGGTCGCGGAGCGACCGCGCCCACTCCGGATGCATCGGCCGCGCCTTGGGGCCGCTCTCGCCGCCGCAGATCACCCAATCGAGCCCGTGGTGAGGCGGCGAATTCTTCGCGGCGCCGGGCTCCCACCATTCTCCCAAGAACGTCTGCGTCGCCTGATGCCCGCCAAGACGAGGATCCGGGTCGCCATTATAGAGATCGACAGGCCCGGTCATCGGCTCAACCGATACAAATCGTACGGCCGCCGGCGTGGCGAGCAGATCGGGAATGAACTCATCGGCAGTCTTCTGCGTGCCGCAGCTCGTCCCGAGCCAGACATTTGGCAACGCGCCATTTTTGGTGTCGAGCGGAACGCCGCGGCTGTCGGCCGGCGGCGCGATCTCTCGCATTGCAGCCATCCAGCGCGGCTGCGGCGTGCCATTAAAATAATCTCGCATCCGCTTCGGGCGCTTCGTCAAAATGATGTAAGTATGTTGCGGCGCCAGCGCTGCGACCGCGAAGACGCGGTCGATCCACGGGAATGGAACGAAGTCCACAAAAAGGTCGGTCATCGAGCAGAGGAAGATCGTGCGCGGCTGGCGCCACCGCAGCGGCTGCGTCACGCGGTCCTCGTCCAGGGAGATTTCAACGCGGTCGACTAGCTGCGCCTTGTACGCGATGCCATTGCCGCCGGAATCGCCGCCTTTCACGTTCAGGGTCTCGGCATAGCAGTTGATGCAGTCGGGGTTAGCGTGGATGCAGAACCATCCGAGCTTGCCCGTTTCGCGGTTGCGCGCCCGGATTGGATTGAGGGTCTCGCCACGCGTTCCGGGTCGCTTGGTCCATTCAATTCCGGTCCCATGTTTGGGTGTCTTTGTGTCGGACATCAGGGTTCTCGCTCGGTCTGACGTTGGATTTCTCTGCTGCGATGGATCATGTGCGCCTCTCTGGATTCTGCAGGCCCAAGCTCTTGATCAGATTGGCGCTGTCGGCCCAGCTCGCATGGCCCAGCCATGCGGCCTTGAACTTCCGTAGCCGTTCCGCATCGCCGCGCGCGCGATAGGCCTTGAGCTTCCGTCGCGCCCGCGTGACGCTGGCCTTGCGCAGCAGCTTGTGGGTAGTCCAGACCCGATAGCCGAGGAAATTTACCCCGCGCGCGACGCTGGCGATGCTCCATTTCGAAAAGGCGAGGCCGAGCCGGTCGCGCGCGTAGGCCTCAATCGATGTCTTAAGGCTTCGCAGATGATCGGGATCGGCGCCGAGCACAACGATGTCGTCCATGTAGCGATACCAGGCGCGCTCGCCGAGCGTCTGCTGCAGGTGACGGTCGAGCGTCGCGCCCAGATAGAGGTTGGCTAAGATCTGCGATGTCAGGCTTCCGATCGGCAAGCCAACGCCCTTGCGAGGGACCATCGTCTCGATCAGCCGCAGCGTCGCGCGGCAGGAAATCTTCGCTTCGATCAGCCGCCATAGGATCGTGCGATTGATCGAAGCGAAATAGCCGCGGAAATCGGTCTTGAGGAAATAGAGCGCTGAGCCGCCCCGCGTGAGATGGCGCATCTCGCTTTGCAGTTGCACGACACCGGCATGCACGCCCTTGCCTGGACGGCAGGCGAAGGTCCGAGGCAAGAGTGCAGCTTCGAAGATCGGTCCGATGACGAGACACAACGCCTGCTGAGCGACGCGATCGCGGAACGGCAGCGCCGAGATCAAACGCTTTTTCGGATCGAACACATGGAACTCATAGGGCGCGCCGGCGACGTATCTCCCTTCGGCCATGTCCCGAGCGAGGTCTGCGAGGTTGAGCGATGCATATTCCTTGAACTCAAGATAGCCGGGCGTCTGCCGCTTGCCGGCGCAGGTCAGGCGATAGGCTTCGGCCATGTTCGCCTGGGAGACGATCTTGCCGATCAGATTCCTGAACCGCCTGGTCATGTGGTCGCCTCCTATTGAAAAGAAAGCCGGCCGCGGGTCTCGACGGGTTGCTCCGCTACGCCCCGCTATGCCGGACCTTGGAGTGTGTTCGCCGAAGCAGGACAGATGGGCTGACCACCGAAACCGCTTACGCGCGGCCGTGGAAGACCGGCGGGACCGTAATCGCCGCCGCGTCGTATTCCGGTCGTCACTGCGCCCGCGCGCGCCGATGTTGTCGTTCGAGTTGTCCGGCCAGTTGTCGAGGTTCGCGTAGCGCGAGCCCGCGTTCTCGTCGTTGAGCCAGGAACCGCCGAAGATCGAAGCACGCGGCATACTTACCCCTTCTGCCCTCTGAGCTTCTTTTGCCAAGCGCCGAGCATGCGCCCCGGTTCCGAGAGCAGGCTCAAGGCATGAGCGTTGTTCTTCGGCGTGAGGACGCGTATCTCGTGGCTGGCGAGGAAGCGCAGATAGGAACGCAGCGTCGCGAAGCGCGCATCGACCTGGTAGAGCCGTGAGAGCTGCCGCGACTTTGCAGCGTGATAGAGATCGCCGACCGTGACGAACATTTCCGCAATCACGGCGTCCCGGAGGACGCCGTGGTGCTTTGGGCTTCGCTGAACGATCGGGTACAGATATTTCACAAACGTCTCGTATTTCTCGACGATCGCCAGGGCGTCGGTGCTGGTGTTGTCATCCCTGGTGATCATCGCGCGAAAATCTCGTGCCGCCGCTGTCGCGTCGGCTATGCAAGTTGCAGGTGGTCACTGCGCCCGCGCGCGCCGATGTAGTCGCTGGAGTAGTCCGGCCAGCTGGCGAGGGCCGCGAAGCGCGAGCCCGCGCCCTCGTCGGAGAGCCAGGAACCGCCGAAGAACGAAGCACGCGGCATATCGGGGTGACCGTCTGTGCCCCATGACCACATGTTGCCCGTCGCTTGCATCAAGCCCCACTGGCTCGTTCGTAGCGCATCGAGGCCCGTTGTTTTCGGCTCCGCCTGCGCAGCGGTTTTCTCGGTGACGCCATAAGCTGCTGCGAAGAACTCTTCGGCACCGAGAAGCTGCTTGCCGTGATGGTTCATCACCGCGCATGCCGCGGCGTAATCGAACCGCGAAAAATAGCCACCAGCGGGGTTTTGCGGCAGGTCCGTGCCGTCCGCTATTGTCGCTCCATGCCGGCTCGTGCCGTTCTCGAGATGGTCTTTGCCGAGCAGGTAGATATCGCACCAGACGCGGCTCTTGCCGGGTACGTTCACCAGCGTCATGCCGCGCGGATCACCGCAGGCCGGACGAAAATTCCGGTCCCAAATGGAATGAGGATTGATCGCCGGCGTACCGTCGCCGCCAGCTTTGCCCGTGGCATTGCCACCAGGGGCAAAGTGGAAGCCTCCGATCGCGTTTGCGGGAATGCGGGCCGTCTCCATCAGCTGCGCAACCGGCGCGCCGCGCACGATGGTCACGATGTAATCGAAGCCCACCGCATAGCCCACGGCAGGCGCCTTGACGGCCGTGTCCTTCTTGAAGGCGACCCCGCGAAACGTGACGCCCGCCCGCAGCATAGCGCTGAGACCGGCAGCCTTGATTGCAGGGCTTGTTTTGTCGCGTTTGACGAGCATCGCCTTCGGCGCGCCTGCCTTCTTCTTCGTGATCCGCTTTTTCATGGTCATGGTGTCCCTGTTGAGAGTTTTGGGAAGCCGCTGTCGCGGCTTCTATGCAAGCTGCAGGTGGTCACTGCGCCCGCGCGCGCCGACGCCGCCGTCCGAGTCGCCCGGCCAGTAGCCGAGGTCCGCGTAGCGCGAGCCCGCGTCCTCGTCGCCGAGCCAGGACCCGCCGAAGAGCGAAGCACGCGGCATGTCGGGGTCGGCGTCGTGGCCCCAGATCCACAGATTGCCCGTCGCCTGCATCAGGCCGAAGCGGCTAGTGCGCGCTGCGTCGAGGCCGGTGGTTTTCGGGTCGCGTGCCGCCGCCGTTTTCTCGGTGACGCCGAATGCCGCGCCGAAGAACTCCTCGATGCTGAGCAACCCCTTGCCATGCGACACCATCGCGGCCTGCGCCGTCGCAAAGTCGAACCTTCTGTACTTCGTGCCATTGGCATCGTGCGGCGGGTCATTGCCATCGGCGATGGTCACGCCGAACTTGCTCGTGCCGTCGGCCAGATGATTCGATCCGGTCAGGTAAATGTCGCACCAGAAGCAGCCACTGGGCGTCTCGACCAGCGCCATCCCGCGCGGGTCGGGGCAGGAGGGCCGGAATGCGATGTCCCACAGCGAGAAGGGATTGATCGCGGGGATATCGTCGCCGCCGCTGCGCGCTGGCGCATTGCCGCCTGGCGCGTAGTGGAAGCCACCGAGCAACGTCTCGCCATCCGGGATACCGGTCAGGCGCGCGACCGACAGAGTGGTGCCATCGAAGTTGACGACATAATCGGCGCCCGGGACATACCCGGGCTCGGCACCGGCGTTGAGGTGAAGCGGAACCGCAGTGTCTCCGGCGAAGGTGTGAGCGGCGAAGGTCGTTCCGGCCTTCACGACTAGGCTGTCGCGGTCGGTCACCTTGAAGACGGGCGAACTCGCGTCCGGTCTGATCAGCGTCGGCGCTGTGGCATGCGGCTTTACGTGTGCGTTCATGGTCTCAGGCTCCAAGGTTGGCCGGTATCAGTGCCGGCGGGTATGAAACGGTTCGGATTCCGATGCATTGCGCAGTCGGTTGCGGTTAGCGATCATCAGAGCAGCCTCTCCGGTTGCCCGGCGGTCGGGTAGCAATGGCGGTTCCCGCCCGATGTCTGCGACCATGTCGGGTGTCCCATCAGCTCGTGGTGCCGCGCCGCGAGCATGTGAGCGTTCTCGCCTTGCCAGGTCGCGGTGCATCTCTCGCATCCGCCGCGGGTGATGGAGATCCTGGGTCGGCGGCGGGTCATGGGCTCGCCGCCCCGGTGTTGGATGCGATGGCCGGCATCTTCGACTGACCGTGCAGCGCCACGATCAGCGTCTCCACGGTGATCGCGGCGGCGCCGTCGACGTGCTCGCACAGATAGGCGCGCAACAGCTCCGCCGGCATCGACATGATGTGTTCCTTAAGGGCGGCTTCGCGCGCGGCTTGTCGCTCGATCGTCATTGAAGTGCCCTCATGGTGTGCTGAACCGGTCCACGATTCCGTATGGCGCGATCAGCGGCAGGCAGCAGATGACGGCGTAGATGATGCCCAGCGTCACGGCGCCGGCGATGGCGTCCGTCGTCCAAAGCCACGCCTGTGTCGGTTTGCGCGCGCTCATGCCGCCTCCCGGCGCATGTGGCGCAGCCGCGGCACGCGATCTTCGGCGAGCACCATGCAGCGCTTGATGCGATCCTTGGTAATGAGTTCGGGAAGCACGTCGGCGCGCTTGAGGTCGAAATCCTGCAATGTGCCGCGATCTTCGATCGCCTGGATGATCGTCTTCACCAACTCGTCGTCCACCTCGTCGGACGTCATCAGGCTCTGGCGATGACGAATCTGCGTGAGGGCAAGAGAGGGTTTTGGCGCGGTCGCATTGGAACGGCGTCTCTTCATGGCGTCAGCCTTTCGCTAAAATTGAAACAGCGATTGCCGCGCCACCGACAAACAAGATCACCAACCCGGCGATAAGCAGCTTGAGCTGCATTGGCATGAAGACGGGTGGAGATTTGTGGAGGTCCGAGCTCATGCTGCGGCCCCGTCATATGCGAGTGCCAAAGCCGCCGTGCGGACATACGGTCCGGCTGGCTCGCCTGGCAGAGAATGATCTGCGAGAAAGCCAATCGCGGAGTCACCAATAGGCGTGTCGCCCTTGCGTAGCGGGCGCGTCCACCATCCGTCAGCATCGATGCGCCAGCCGCTCAAGTATGCGGTGAGACGGAGACAGCAGAAGATGAGTAGGCGCCGGATCATATCGCGCCCTCGGTGAGCAGGTAGTAGCCCAAGGCCAGCGTCAGCAGCGCCGACGCGATCACGAATGCTGCGAACCGCAGGCGCGCCGCCCATGTGCAGGAGTTGGACATGGCGTTCATCGCGGCGCCGCCCCGCAGAAAGTGGGCGAGCCGGCCGTTTCCTTGACGGTGCCGTCCGACTCGCCCTTCGTTGGAGTTGCGAAGCCCAACGAAAGAGAAAATGCGATGGCTGATGACATCGAGCGCCGCTTGATGGCGCTGGAGACCAACCAGAAGACGTTGGAAGCTCGGATCGAGGCCTGCTCGATGGGCCTGTTGGCCATCGTCACAGGAATCGGAAACATGCGCGCCGACGTCGCTCGCGACATCACCGAACGCCTCCGTCAGGCTGTCGCGACGGCGCCGGGCTCGGCCCATCGTTCAACGCTTGCTGAATTGGAGCGATGGGTTGCACTTCTTGAGCGTTGACCAGGGGTGTTCCGGGTGTCGCCCAAAATGCAGCGGCGTCGGCTTTCCAGCGCTCGGCGGCGTCTTCGATCTTCAGCCGAACGCGATAGAGCGGTGCGGCGCCGCCGCCGATGACCAAGCCGCCCCTTTCAACCGCCATCCAGCGCGCGTGGTCCGACGAAAACCCACAAGCCTCCAATCCCTCGCGGTTGTCCGCTAAGAATGACAGCCACGCGTCTTCGCTATGGAGATCGATGAGTTCCGCGTCGTCGCTGGGCGCGAACTGCAGGTAATCTCGCATGGCGCGTTCCAAGACCGCGCGCAGCCCAGGCATGTGGTCAGGCGAGATGTCCGGACAGGTATCATCGATCCAGCGCTCGATACGGCGCATGTTGCGCTGGAATATCCGGAGGTCTTCCGGTGTCGGCGCAGTTCTCGGTGCGGCGCCAAACATCACAGATCGCCCTGACGGACAAAGCCGCGACCCGTGTGAACTGGAGACGCCGCTTCCCAGCGAGCGTTGAAATTACACAACCACGTGCGCTGAGCATCGCTCAAGTCTTCGTCGTCAAGGTGTTCGTCGGCGCTTCCGAGGCTGAGACCCTGTGCTTCGCACCAGCCGGCATACTCTGCCGTCAAGCGCGAAAGCTCGGCCTCGATACCGGGGCTGCCATTGCAGCCGACATTTTCAGCGACGCGATCATGGTCTGCCATTCCGTCTCTCCAAACCCGTCGATGCGGGGTTGGGAGACGTTATAAACCGTATTGGTTATATGTCAACCGATACGGTTATATATGGTGCGGGGCCGGGAGGCGGCGCCATAAAATTCCCGCGTCTGATTTATAGAATAGAAATTGAACTAGGTCGCGCGCGATCGCATAGGCCCTCGTAGCACGCCCATCCACGTCAACAATGCGCGTGTTCGCAATGTGATTCGTGCGCACCCGTATGCGATTCTCCGAGTGCATAGCGTTCATTATCTGTGGGATTTGCTCTCGTTTGAAACAAGCGCCTGGACTGCCTTCAAACGGCAAATGCTCGTCTATCCTCATCATCGGACGGCCGATCATATAATCAGTGTTGGTGACGCAGATTTCAGCGGGGAAGGCCGGATATGTAAACGCAAAGCGCAGAAACAGGCTGAATTCCCAATCGAGAATGCAAATGCGCTGATCGGTCATCTGGTCGGTTCTGCAATGAACCGTCCAGTAATCGTCTATTCCCGGACCGCGGACCGAACCTATGCCATCGCGGTCTATCGAAAATGTATATCCATCGGCGGTTTTGCCCGCGAAGGTGGCAATAAACCCGTTGCCCGTCACATGACCCAATTTCCCAAAGTCTGTAGCTCCCTGCGCGCTAGCAAAGCAACCGAGCACGATTAGAATTGCCAAAGTTGAGAAAAGCGGTGTGCGTGCACTCATCCCAGTGCCCTCCCTATCCAAACAACTCTGCCAACCAGCGCAATATCGTCGGGATTTATGTCGGAATAAGTCGGGTAATTCGCGTTATCACTCTTGATTGTCAGAAGCTTTGATACGGGGTGCATCGAAAGCCTTTTGACTTGGAGCACGTCGTCAATTCTTAGGACGTAAAGGCCTTCTCTACGTGGGTTAAGCTGTGACCGATCAACTAAAGCGTGATCACCATCATGGAGTGTATCCCACATTGAATCACCCGACACCTCCAGCACTATAAGCTGTGAAATATCGCGCGAGACTCGCCGCAACCATTGCTCGCGAAACATTAGGTAGTGCGATGGCTCGCTCTGTTCATCCACTAAAAAAGCTCCAGCGCCGGCGGCGGCACGGACGTCGTAGACAGGCACGCCAGTGTGGTCGAGCGGCGTGCTGCTTGCTTCGCCAGCTACTTGGGCGACCGAAACGCGAAAAACCTTCGCCACCCTTCGCATAAGTGGCAGCGTCAGCCGTTGATCCTGCTTTTCATAACGTCCGACTGAGACCGCAGTCGTGTTGAGCTTTTCCGCTAGATCCTCTTGGGACCAGCCGCGCTCCGCTCGTAATTGGGCAATCGCGTTCATGCGCCAAGGAACCGCACCGGTTCAAGCGTTGCAATAACCGTATCGGTTGACAAATATACCGTATTGGTTATGTCATGCTGCATGAGCCGACTGAAAGCATGGCGTGTTGAAAAGGGACTAAGCCAAGAGGCACTCGGCTCTTTGCTGGGCGTAAGTTCCGTTGCAGTTGGCCGGTACGAGCGGGACAGGGTTCCAGAACCGGCGGTGCTGCAAAAGCTCACCGAACTTACCGAGGGCGACGTAACGCCCAACGATTTTTTTGAAATTCCCGCAGTTGTGCGCCCTACCTCCAAACCACGGAGGGCAGCATGAGCGTCCCTCACGACATCGCCGCGCCCGTCGCCTTCGCACCGCTGGATTTGTCCGTTGGTGATGCCGCCGCGCTCGACGTTCGCAAGTTTGCCATCGCCGACATCGCCAAATTCTTTGGTTTGCCACCCCATCTGATTTCGGCCGGCCCTAGTTGGTCGCGCTGCTGGGACTTGACGGAAATAGCGCAGCATTTCGTACCAAGTCAGCCGCGAGCAGGCTCGCCTGCTGCGGTGTCAGAATCACCGCTGTCTGAGTCAGCGCTGCTCCCGGGCTTAAGTCGGCGAGCGAAAGATGCTGGAGGATCAGAATGATCCCCGGTCGATCCGTCTTCGGACCAACGCTCCATTCTGCGACGACGTGCAGGTCCGTTCCGATGGGGGCGGGCATGAATTCTCCTTCGCTGTGTGTCTCGACAACCGCAGCGGACGGCGAGTCCGGCCGAACCGTCAAGGCTCCGGCCGGCTCGCCACCTGTCCAGGCGTGGGCCGACGAAACCGGTGGTGATGGTGCATGAGCGGCTTCTCCAAAAAGCAACTCGGCGCGCTCAACCTGGCCGGTGCGATCGACAAGCCTGTCGCGTTCACCGCGTTTCCCGCGTTCGTCGGGCACGAGACGATCGCCCATCTCGCGGCTCGCGGGCTGCTCAGCGTGTCCGTTTCGATCACGCCGAAGGGTCGCGAGGCCTTGCAGCGGCAGCGTTCCGCGCGCGCCGTCGAGCGCCATCACGAGCAAATGCAGAGCCGGCTTCGGAAAGCATCCCAGGCCGAACTGATGGGTGCGCGATGAACGTGGCATCTCAAATCCCTCTTCAAAAAGGACGCCGAGCCCTCGAGCACGGCGCCAAGTCGGCGGGTAATCGAACACGCGGCGTTGCACCGCGCGGGGAGATTTGAATGGGCGCGGCTGCATTCCAATCGGGAAAATTCAGCAACGGTCTTCCGCGCCGGGCGCCCGCAACTCTTACCGAGCAGGCGCGCGGAACTTTTGTGGGGCTGGGCGCCCGGAAGTCTTCCGTGGAAAATGCGAAGGAGACTTCGCTCCCGCCGATCACCAACAACGAGCTCATCCGGGAGACCCAGCTGATCGTGCTGGAGTTCGGCACCGAACGCGCCGCCGAAGAACAAGGATCGACCCCGCGCGCCATCGAGAGCCAGAAAAACGGCGAGAGCGCCATCCAGACCGTGCGGCTGATCAACTGGGCGCGCCGCAATGCGCGCGTCCGCGCCCACGTCGCGCGTCTGATCGGCCTGACCGGTCCGATGACCGACCCGGAATTCATGGAGGGCATGAGCCAGGTCGCCGACTTCTTTACGCGCCAGCAGCAAGCGTCGGACTGTGCTGAGCATCACGCTGGCGAAGCCTGCGATGACGCGATGACCGAGCTGTTCGGAGGTGCGCGGTGACCGCTCTCCTGCCCTGTGCCCAAGATATCGCCGGCATAAAGGTTACTGAGACGCCGTCGGGTGAGGGCTTTCGCGCGATCTGCATTTCATGGCTCGACGCCAGCAAGATGCCACGCAGCGAGACGTTCCGTGGGATCAACGCCCATCGCGTGCACGCCGATCTGGCCGCTTGCACCGCAATCTCCGAGCCCGCGCGCGCAGCCTATTTGATCGGCCTGTGCCGTTTGTTCGGCATGATTGCCGAGAAGGATTTGTCGCTATGAGCGCGGCAGTCAAAGTCCGCCAAGGCCGGTCGCCGGCCCGCAACCGCCGCCGCACTGAACAGGACTTTCAGATCGCGCTCGTGCGGTTGCTCGACATGATCCTCACGCCGGCGACGCGTTTCTTCCACGTCCCGAACGGCGGATACCGCACGCGTGCCGAAGCCGGAATCCTCAAGGCCATGGGTATCAAGCCCGGCATGCACGATGTGGTGTTCCTGCATCGTTTGCAGTTCGGCGACGCCATCGTCTGCGCCGCGTATGGGCTTGAGCTGAAAACCAACGACTGCGATCTCGACGACAACCAGATCCAAGCGCACGCGGACCTCGCGACAATCGGCATGCCGAGCGCCGTGGCGCGGAACATCGACGAAGCAATCGCACATATCCGCAGCTGGGGCATCCCGCTGCGCATGAAGGACACACGCGTCGAATTGGCGGCGTGAACGATCACGCCCAGGGCGGGCAAGAAGGGGATGGATATGGCCAAGTCAGGTTTTGCGAAAGAACATTTGCTCGCTTATTGCGAGCGCATCGAGCGGCTTGAGGAGGAAAAGAAGGCACTCGCCGACGACATCAAGGAAGTCTACTCCGAGGCCAAGGGCACCGGCTTCGACACCAAAATCCTGCGCCAGGTCATCCGCCTTCGCAAAATGGAAAGTGCCGACCGCCAAGAGCAAGAGGCGATGCTCGACCTCTACCTCAGCGCGCTGGGGATGAAGTCTTGAGCCGCTCCGCAGCAGCACCTGCCGGCGTGAAGGGTTCGACGATCCTCACGTCGTCGGGCCGGTATTTCGACATCATGCGACCTACCGTCGACATGGTTGTCGAGATCGATATCGCGCGCGGCTTGGCGAATACCTGCCGCTTCGCGGGTCACACCCGCGAGTTCTATTCGGTCGCGCAGCACTGCGTCCTGGTCAGCAAGCTGGTCCCGCGCGAGTTCGCTTTGGCGGGTCTCCTGCACGACGCTGCGGAAGCTTATGTCGGCGACGTCGTCTCGCCGTTGAAACAATATCTACCGAACTTCAAGACGATCGAACAGCGGATCGAGCGAGTGATCGCACGCAAGTTCGGTCTGAGTTTCCCTTGGCCGAAAGACGTCAAATACGCGGACGTCCGCGCTCTGCGCTTCGAGCGTCAACATCTCATGCACCCATGCGGTGATTGGAACCTAGAACGATACGAGGCTGTCGAGGGCGAGCTCGTTCCTCTCCTGCCGAACGATGCAGCGCAGGCCTGGTCGTACCGGTTCATGGAATTAAGGGGTGCGCGCTGATGGGAACACCGTTCCATCGACTACCGCAGGCGAAGAGCGTTGAAGCGCTCGGCCCTGTGCATGAGCGCGTCTTGCTCGCCGCCAATCTCTATGGCGCCGCTCACACGAGTTTTCGCGCCAAAGACTTGCGCGCCTTCATGGTTGGAACTGGTGGCGACAGCTGCAGCACGATGACGATCGCCGGCGCCCTGTTGCATCTCGCCAACCGAAATCACCTCTTGAAGGTCGCCCAAGGCGAATTCGCGCGCCTGCCGGTCAGGCCGACCCCAGCCACCGCTGCGATGTCGTCAACGATCAAACCACCGTCGCTCGCACGAATGATGGCTGGTAGGGCGCGATGAACAAGCCCAGCAAACCGCTCGCGCGAAAGGCATACGGCAGCATCCCGCATCTGCCGAACAGCCGGTTGGGTCCAGGAGACTGGAGCATCGGCGCCGGCCAGGCCGCGATCCTGTGCGACAGGATCCGCGACCGGCATGACCGCATCATCGTGACCGAGAAGCTCGACGGTTCGTGTGTCGCTATCGCGAACATCGACGGCGCGATCGTGCCGCTGACCCGGGCTGGCTATCACGCCGCTGATTCTCATTATGTGCAGCACCATCGCTTCGCCGAATGGGTGCAGGAACGCGCTGCTCGATTCTCGCGCCACATTCCAAAAGGTGCGCGCATCGCCGGCGAATGGCTCGCCCAGGCGCACGGCACGCGATACTTGATCGCCGACGAGGGCGAACTGTTGGTCGCGTTCGACCTGATCTGCGGAAAGTCGCGGCACAACCACGACGGCGCGCGCGAGCTATTCAAGCAGTGTGATCTGCGCGCAGCTGCGGTGTTGTCGGATGGTCCGGCCTTCGCCGTTGAGGACGCTCTGAAGGCCTTGGGGCCATTCGGGCATCACGGCGCACTCGAAACACCAGAGGGCGCTGTTTGGCGCTGCGAGACGCGTGGCGAGTTCAACTTCGTCGCCAAGTTCGTACGGCGGGAAAAGGTCGATGGCTCCTATCTAGAAATCGTCACCGGCAAGCCATCCGTCTGGAATTGGGAATTCGAAGGAGCCGGTAAGGGCGAGCAAGTACTTTGGCCGGAGGACGCGGCGGCATGAAGCGTCAACGCAAGATCCTTGTTGCCGACCTGCTCTGCGGTGCGGGCGGATCATCCACCGGCGCAGAGAAGGCGTTGAAGACGCTCGGGCTCGAGATGGAGCTGGTTTGTCTCAACCACTGGCCGACCGCGATCAAGACCCACGAGCTCAATCATCCGAAGGCTCGCCACTACGTACAGGACATCGCGACGGTGCGGCCACATCTGATCGTGCCCGAGGGATATCTCGACCTCCTGATGGCGTCACCGACATGCACCCATCATTCCGTCGCAAGGGGCGGCAAACCTACCAGCGATCAACAGCGCAGCGACCCATGGCACATCATCCCGTGGTTCACCGAGTTGCGCGTCAAGACCGCAATCATCGAGAACGTGTGGGAATTCACTAGCTGGGGACCTGTCGATACGCGCACCGGAAAGCCGATCCTATCGCGTAAGGGTGAGTATTTCCGCGCCTGGGTCGACACGATTTGGAAGCTCGGCGCCACCAGCGTCGAGTGGCGCAAGCTGAACGCCGCTAACTATGGCGAAGCCACCACGCGTCAGCGCTTCATCATGAAAATCCGCTTCGACGGCAAGTCGATGGCATGGGCGCCGCTGACCCACCACAAGCGTGAGGAGGGCAAGCTCGATCTCTTTCCCGGCATGAAACCATGGCGGCCGGCGCGCGAGATCATCGACTGGAAGCTTAAAGGCAAGTCGATCTTCAATCGCAAAAAGCCGCTCGCTGCAAAGACGCTTGCGCGCATTTATGCCGGCGCGGTCAAGTTCAACTGGCCAGAGCCGTTCAAGGAAGCACTCAGAAAGCACATGGAGGTTGCCGTCGGCCTACGCGCAGCACCCGAAACGTCATACATCCGAGAGAGGGAGGTGGCAGGGTTGGTCCAGCCTAGAACCCCGGAATGGGATGCGGCGCGTTCTGCCGACCCTGCATTGATCACGCTGCGCAACCACATGGCGGCGTCGAGCGTGGATGCACCGGCGCCAACTATTGCGGCAAACGGCAACCACATCGGTTTGGCGCAGCCGATCATGCTCAAGCAGAACTTCCGTCGAGATTCGGTGAGCGTCGACAGCCCGGCACCGACAATCATGACGGAAGCGCGCATAGGCCTAGCCGAACCAGTGATCGTTCGAACAAACATGCATGGACGCCTGTCGCCCGGTGCGCGCGGTGTCGAGGATCCGCTCATGACCATCACGACCGACGGCGGCATAGCCGTTGCCGAACCGGTTATCATGAACGGCCGCAAGGGCAACCAGGCGAAATCTGTATCGACCGACCCCGTTCCCACCCTGGACACAAAAGGTGGGGTATGGCTCGCCGAACCTTTTGTCTTGTCGCAACAGAATAGCGGCTCGCCGCGCTCGACCGATGAGCCGCTGCCGACGATTACCACCGGCGGCGCGGGCACGGGCGATCACCCTGGCTGCGCGCGTCATGTGTTGGTCGGGCCATTCATTGCAACGGTGGCGCATGGCAATGACGCGAGCGAGAAGAACCCGAACGCGCGCCGCGCCAACAGTATCGACGAACCGCTGGGGACAATCCATGGCGACGGCAGCGCCTACGCTGTCATCGAACCGTTTATTCTCAACCGGCACGGCGAAAATGGTGGCGTCCGGGCGCATTCCGTCGAAGAGCCATCGCCGACATTGGACTGCCGCGGTGCCGGCTACTTGATCAAGCCCTTCGTCCTCTCTCGCCATGCCGGCGGCGCACCGCGGTCGATCGAAGAACCGACGCCGACACAGGTTGCCAAGCAGTCCCATGTCCTGATCTCGCCCTACTACGGTTCGGGTTCGGGCGAGACCTGCCAAAGCGCGGAAGCACCGCTGCCGACAGTTACCGCGAAGTCACGGTTCGGCATGGTCGTTCCTGTCACCAATGGGGGTGGCGGACCGATCGCCCGCAGCGTCGAGGATCCTGTCCCGACGATGACCACCGCAAAGGGTGGCGAATTCGCCCTTGTGGTGCCCGTCACGCACGAAGGCGGTCATGACCGCGTGCAGGACCCGAACGAAAGCCCGCTTCCCACAGTGACCGGGGCGAATCGCGGCGATCTTGCCTTTATCACCGCCCAGCACGGCGAGCGCCAAGGCCAGGAGCCGCGCGTCCACAGCATCGACGCTCCCACACCGACCATTGCCGCCACAGGCCATGTTGACCTGGCGCACGGCGTGGTGACAGCCGCCTTTGATGGCCGCGAATACGACATCCTGTTCCGGATGTTGGAGCCGCATGAGCTGGCGCCCGCGATGGGCATGGACGGCTACAAGTTCGCCGGCACCAAGACCGAACAGATCAAGCAGATCGGCAACGCCGTCTCCGTGCGCATGATGGAGGCCGAGGTCGGTGCGCTCATGGCGGACGCCGCGCCGCGCTCAAAGAAGAAGCCCAATACCACAATTGCGAGGGCCGCATGAGCGCCATCCTCGAGGCTGTCCGCCATTTCCGTCGTCAGCTCGATTTTGCCGACCAGCGGATCGAACAGGCCGGTGATCGTGGCGGCGAAGACCGCGTGAATGACGCGATCGATTTCAAGAAGGCGGTCGAATCCGAAATCATCGAGTGTCTGATCTTGGTGAAGCATCCCGCCGGACTGCGAGGCGCGCGATGAACGAGCGCCAACTTCTCGCGATGGGCGCACAGATGCGCCACACGATGCTGGACTTCTATGCGCGTTATGGTGCCGACGAAGGTGTCGCGCTTACCCGCCGCTATCTGCTCGAGATGGGCGATGTGCTTGTCGACATGCACGGGCTCAAGGACGCGGCGGCGGTGCTTTACGACGTCGCCGACGCCGCCACGCTCAAATTGCCGATCGAGAGCTATCACCTCCCTGTGCCGGCGGAGAGCCAAACGGAAGAGCTATCACGTCCCTGTGGCGGCGGAGAGCAAAGCACCATCGCACCAAAGATGAGCCTCTATCGGCGCATCGGCTCGCTCGTCGACCGTCATTATTTGGCGTTCATCTCTGGCGTCGCCTGCGGCCTTTGGCTCGGAGGGCGTAGCTGATGAAGCCTCTTCCGCTGCATGTTCAGGAATGGGAAGCCGCCGCAATGATTGCCGGCAGCATGACGCAAAAGCGCGTGCCGTTCCGGATGCGCTGGACTCCGCGTGGCCGGCCGCTGCCGATCACCACTGACCGACCGTTCGCGAATGCGGTCGCTGGCGCCCTGTTTTGGGTGGCCGAACCGTTCACTTGGTGGCAGGGGAAGGGTGTTTGGCAGGCGATGGAGCATGTCGACTATGGCCACTCGCCCACCTGCTTCACGCCGAAGCCCGCCCAGGTAAGGCGGTGGGATATGAAGACCGGCGAAGCGGAGCAGATGTCTCGCAACCTGTCCCGTATGACGGTCGAAGTTGTCGGGTCGATTCAAAAGCCGGTCGTAGAAATATCCGATAGCGACGTTGTTGCCGAAGGACTGGGGTTTCTTGCGGCGCCCGCTCTTCGAGCTGCCTTTCTCCGCCGATACCGCGAGACATACGGCGAAGAACTCGGTCTGTGGTCGCTCGATTGCATGGTTGTGCAGTTCCGCGTCATCCCAAAGAACATCGGCGCCGTCGTGGCCGAGCAGGTGGCGGCATGATGCCTCTACGGATATTGGGTGCGACGAACTATCTGGGTGCTCCGCCGGGTTGGGAGCCAGCGGAAGACGGGGCATGCGCGCCCCTCGCGGTCCGGCATGTCGGCAACATTTATGAAAGCGCCTGGGAGCCAACTCCCGATGAATTGGCGGCCCTAAACGCTGGCGGTTCTGTTGTTTTGCGCGTGGTCGGGAGCCAGCCACCTGTCGCGCTTTACGTCGAACCATCAAAGGAGCCGGCATGAGCGCCATCAAGCCGCGCGCCAAGGTGATGGCGGAGGGCATTCCGTTTGTCCTGACGGTTGACAAGGCAGGCGCCGCGACCGCCAGCGGGCCGCTGTGGGAATGCACCTGGACCAATAGGAGAGGCGCGGAGTGCCGCCGCGTCTTCCTGGAATCTAACCTCAGCCTGGCGCTGGCGAAGAAGCGAGGCGCCAAGTGACGCCAACCTTCCAGAGAAGTCACGCGCTCAAGGTTCGGCGACGCACGGTGACGATCCACATGACGCACAGCGTGCGGGGGCAGCCGGACGTCGAGTTCGATGCCACCTATGGCTTCGACGCAGCCGTAAGAATCCGGGAGGTGTTCTGCAAGCCGCTAAAGCTTGGCTCCGACCAACAGCTGATGCTGCGTCAGGCGAGCATGCTGATGTCGATCGCACTTCAGCGTGGCGCCTCGATCGAAGAACTCGCCCACGTCCTTGGTGAAGATGAGAACGATAAGCCAGCCCGCTCGGTCATAGGCCTGATGGCGCGCGCCGGCGTGACGCTCGAACAGAACATCTGGGCCGAAGCGCGCGCGCGCCAAGAGGTGCAAGCATGAGAGAGACCCTCGGTTTTCACCCATTGGCTAATGTCTTCCCACTGATCGAAGGTCCGGCATTCGACGATCTCGTGGCCGACGTGAAGCAGCATGGCATCCGCAACAAGATTTGGTTGTTCGAAGGTCTGATACTCGACGGCCGCAATCGGTACCGTGCCGGCGAGGCTGCGGACGTGGACGTGACCCCGCTGGAGACGTTTCATGGGACGTATCGCGAAGCGCTCGACTTCGTCATTTCGGAGAACCTGCATCGTCGGCACATGACCGACGGTCAGCGGCAGTCTGTGGCCGCGAGAATATCGACCCTCACGCCTGGCCGGCCCTCCGACGAAACTCCGCCAATTGGCGGTATTTCCGTGGCCGACGCGGCGCGAATGCTCAACGTCAAGCCGCGCTCTGTCGAACGCGCGAAACAGGTCCAGCGGGACGCAACCCCCGAACTTGCCGCGGCCATGGAGCGCGGATTAATCGCCGTCGACATGGCGGCGCAGGCCGCGAAGCTCACGCCAGCGTTCCAGATGCAGATCGCGCAGCAGGCGGAGAGCGGCGCCGTCAGGGTGTTGCGCACGATCCTGAAGCGCGCCTCGCGCACGGCGCGTGAGCAATCGCTCGGTGCCAAACAGACAGCACTTCCGACGAAAAAATATGGGGTCATCTTGGCCGACCCCGAATGGCGGTTCGAGGTCTACAACGAACAAACCGGTCAGGACCGCGCAGCGGCCAATCACTACCCCACCAGCACCACCGACGATATCGCGGCGCGCCCTGTCGGCGATATCGCAGCCGACGATTGCTTGCTGCTGTTATGGGCGACCAACCCAATGCTCCCCGATGCGCTTCGTGTCGTTCAGGCTTGGGGCTTCAAATTCAAGTCCATGCGCACATGGGTCAAAGACATCGTTGCGATCGATGTTCCCGCGAATTTCGCATTGGCTTTAGAGCTGAAAGGTCGCGTGTTTGCAGAAGTCGGGCCCGCCGGAACCGGTTTCTGGAATCGTGACCGCAGCGAGCACCTGATCATTGCCACGCGAGGTCACGTTCCGGCGCCGTCCATGGGTACGCAAGGCGAAAGTGTTATCTTCGCGGCGCGGCCGCATCTGGCGGAATCCGAGCGCGACAGACATTCGGCTAAGCCGCCGGATGTGCACGAATGGGTTGAAGAGCATTTTCCCAATCTGCCGAGGATTGAGCTCAACGCGCGCGGCGCCCGCCGCGGCTGGGATGCCTGGGGGAACGAAGCGCCAGTGAAAGGCGCATCCAGTCACGATCCGGATACCGGTGAGGTGTTCGACGGACAGAATGCAGTGACGGTTGCCGGTTCAGCCGGGCGCGAACCGGATCGCAACGACAGCGAGGTCGGCAACACCTCTACGGTCGTGACGGGCGGAGAGAGTGCCGCAACTCCTGAAGGTGAGGAGCGAGACGGGCCGCCGTGTCTTGGCGGGCTTTGGGTGGGCGGGAAGTTCAAACCCTTCGGGCCCAGCACGGCGCGCAAGGTCTCCGATGTTCTCGTGCTGCAGGATGCTGCGCCAATACCGACGTCCGCGGCACCGACGCCACCACGGCCGGCGGTCGCCAAACGCGAGCCGAACGAAATCCCCGCGTTCCTCCTTCGCACCAACCCAAAACCGGAGGCCGCAGACTGATGGACGCCTATCGCGCCTTCCTTGAGCAGAAAATCAAGCTCGCCGAATTCAGCGGGTTCGATGTCGCGCGCGAGGACCTGAACGATTGGTTGAAGCCGCATGCCGCGGTCGCGGTACAATGGGCCTTGAAGGGTGGGCGGCGTGCACTGTTCGAAGCGTTTGGGCTGCACAAGACGAGCCAGCAGATCGAGATCCTGACGGCGGTGCAGCGCCGCACCGGCCGGCCCACGCTCAACGTGATCCCGCTTGGGGTGCGTGGTGAGTTCCTTGACGACGCCAAACAGATGGGCCGCAGGTTAAAGTTCATCCGCGACGCCGACGAGATCGACCCGGACGTCGACGTCCACCTCACCAACTATGAGACGATCCGCGAGCGCAAGCTCGACCCCAACCTGTTCGCCGGCGCCAGCCTGGACGAGGCGTCCGTTCTTCGCAGCTACGGCAGCAAGACCTATCAGGAGTTCATGCCGCTGTTCGCGGAGGTGCCGTATCGCTTCGTCGCGACGGCCACGCCGTCGCCGAACCGGTACAAGGAACTGATCCACTACGCCGGCTTCCTTGGGGTGATGGACACGGGCCAGGCGCTGACCCGGTTCTTCCAGCGCGACAGCGAGAATGCCGGTAATCTTACGCTCTACCCTCACAAAGAGCAGGAGTTCTGGTTTTGGGTCCATTCTTGGGCTTTGTTCGTCCAGAAGCCCAGCGACCTCGGATTCAGCGACGACGGATATGTCATGCCGCCGCTGGATGTCCGTTTCCACGAGGTGCAGTCCAACCACGCCGGCGCCACCGTAGAGCGTGACGGGCAGGGCATGCTGTTTTCCGATCCTGCCAAGGGTGTGACGGAAGCGGCGCGCGAGAAGCGCGACAGCATGCCGGCGCGCATCGCCAAGATGGCGGAGATCGTCGCGCACGATCCGGACGAGCACTTCCTGCTCTGGCATAACCTGGAAGACGAGCGGCGCCTGATCGAGACTACGATCCCCGACGTCGTGAGTATCTTCGGCACGCTCGACCTGGACAAGCGCGAGGTCCGGCTCGCGGACTTCAAGAACGGAGTGACGCGCCGCTTCGCGACGAAGCCCGAGCTCAGCGGGTCAGGGTCGAATTTCCAGAAGCACTGCCACCGCGCGATCTTCGCGGGCATCGACTACGACTTCAACGACTTCATCCAAGCGGTGCACCGCATCCTGCGCTTTGGCCAGAAGCAGGCCTGCCGCATCGACATCATCCACTCCGAAGCCGAGCGCGAGGTGCTGCGCGGCCTGATGGACAAATGGGCGCGCGACACCGAGATGCGCGCCAAGATGGCGGAGATCATCCAGCGGTACGGTCTCAGCCACAAGGACATGGAGCTCGGCCTGAAGCGCACGATCGGCGTGACGCGTCAGGAGGTTCGCGGCGAGCGCTACGTCATCGCGAACAACGATTGCGTGGCCGAGGCACGACTGCAGCCTCACAACGCGGTCGACCTCATCGTGACGTCGATACCGTTCGCCAATCACTACGAGTACACGCCGCTCTTTGACGACTTCGGTCACACCGACAACAACGAGCACTTCTGGAAGCAGATGGACTTCCTGACGCCGGAGCTTCTCCGGATCTTGAAGCCGGGCCGGCTCGCCTGCATCCACGTCAAAGACCGGGTGCTGTTCGGCAACGTCACAGGCGCAGGCCTTCCGACGATCAGCCCATTCCATGCAGAAGCGATCATGCACTACCGCCGCCACGGTTTCGATTACTGCGGCATGGTGCACATCAACACCGACGTCGTGCGTGAGAACAACCAGACCTACCGCCTCGGCTACACCGAGATGTGCAAGGACGGCAGCAAGACCGGCGTCGGCTGTCCCGAATACGTCCTGCTTTTCCACAAGCCTCAGTCGGATCGGTTGCGCAGCTATGCGGACACGCCCATCGTCAAGTCGAAGGAGGCGTATTCGCTGGCGCGCTGGCAGATCGACGCCCATGCCTTCTGGAGATCGAGCGGTGACCGCCTGCTGACGCCGGAAGAACTGGCCAGCTACGGTCCGCAAAAGCTGGCGACGCTATTCACCAACTATACCAGCGACCACGTCTACGACCACGAGTGGCATGTGCGCATCGGGGAGGCCCTGCAGGCTAAGCAGGCTCTGCCGTCGAGCTTCATGTCGCTGGCGCCAGCCGGCGTGGATGAAAATACCTGGCACGACGTCAACCGCATGCAGACGCTCAACGGCAAGCAGTCGCAGCGCAATGTCGAGCAGCATGTCTGCCCGCTCCAATTCGACATCGTCGACCGGCTCATCCGGCGGTTCAGCATGGAAAACGAGTTGGTCTATGACCCGTTTGGTGGGCTTGGGACCGTGCCCTATCGCGCCGTGTTGATGGGGCGGCTCGGGCAATCGTCCGAGCTCAGCCCGTCCTATTTCAAGGACAGCGCCTTCTATCTGGAGCAGGCGGAGCGCCAGCGTCTGGCGCCGTCTCTGTTCGACCTCGATCAACCGCTGGAGGCCGCGGAATGATCTCGCAGGATCAATACAATCGCTTCATGGCTGTTTGGAAGCGCGACCACGCCGACGGGCGGCCGCTGATTCCGTACGGTGCGCAGGTGGCCGTATGTGACTTCTGGCGCGCCCAAGCTCTGCGCAGACAAATGATGGACGGCGCCGCAGCGATCGCGATGGCTGGCGGACCTACCGCTCCGCTCACTGTGTTGCGCGGACGCCCATGGGAGGACTGCACATGATCTGGCGTCCATCTCATCGCGCTCACCGGCCGGCGCGCCTTCTCGCGGACAACCACTACAGCCGGCAAAAGCCCGGCTCGCCGCAGTTCATGCCGCCAGGTCGGTGCATGGTGCTGCTCGCCGAGAATCAGAAGGCCGTGTTCGGCCTCAGCTGGCCGTTCGCCGAGTATGTGAAGCATGCGTGGGCGGGCGCGTGGGTCACGTCGATCTTCCGCAACGAGAACGCGGGTCCGCTGGCCAGCGACATGATCCGCGATGCGTTGGCGATCGCGCAGAGCAAGTGGCCCATCCCCGAGCTTGGCTGCATCACCTTCGTCGATCCGAAGAAGGTCCGCGGCGTACATGAGCGCGGCGAGTTGGTGAAGGGCTTCTGCTTCAAGAAGGCGGGGTTCGTGGCCGTCGGCGAAACCAAGGGCGGCCTGCTCGCGTGGCAAATGCTGCCTGCCGCCATGCCAGCGCCTCTCGCGCTTCCGGAGGCGGCATGACCCTTCCGATCCTTTATGCAAGTCGAACGGGCACAAAGAGGAATCTGGCTGCAATGCGCGCCGCTGGTTGGCGGTTGCTCGTGTCGCGCGCCGGTGTGTGGCGGAGCGAAGGCTTCGCCTATGCGCTCGACAACGGTGCTTGGACAGATTTTCAAGCGGGAAGCCCTTTCGATGGGGACACCTTCGACCGGCTGATCGAGAAAATGGGAAGCTGTGCCGATTGGATCGTCCTTCCGGACATCGTGGCGGGAGGGATCAAGAGCCTCGAACTCTCACTGCGCTGGATGAACCGATGCCGGTCGGTCAGCGATTTGGTCTTGCTTGCTGTGCAGGACGGCATGGAGCCCGCCGACGTTCGCAACCTGCTCGGGCGTCACGTCGGCGTCTTTCTAGGAGGTAGCACCGAGTGGAAAATCGAACGCATGCGCGATTGGGGCGCGCTGTGTGCGGACGTCGGCTGTCACTATCACGTCGCGCGCGTCAACACGCGAGGCCGAATGCGCCTCGCGGTTGAAGCCGGTGCTTCAAGCGTCGACGGATCCTCCGCCTCGCGATTCGCGAAGAACGTTGGGAAGATTACGAACTGGGCATCCCAGCCGAGCTTCCTCTCTCCGAGGAAGGCCGCATGACCTTCCCGCTCCAGACACTGTTCACTCTCGAAGATGCCATCCGCGCAAGCGATGAATGGGGCGCGAACTGCGGCCCTGGCGCGCTTGCCGCCATCATGCACCTGACGCTCGAACAGGTGCGGCCGCACATGATCGGCTTCGAAGGCAAGGGCTACACGAACCCTACCATGATGTTCGATGCGCTCCGCAGCATCGGCAGGCATTGGCGGAGAACCGACGTTCGCTGGCCGCGGTATGGGTTGGCGCGAATCCAGTGGGAAGGTCCCTGGACGAAGCCAGGCGTGCCGTTGCGGGCGCGCTATCGGCAGACCCACTGGGTTGGTTCCGCCAGATCGAACGGCGAAACGGGCATCTTCGACATCAATGCGATTGGGAACGGAACGGGTTGGTGCAGTGAGGTAATTTGGGCGAACTCGTTGGTGCCTCACATCCTCAAAGAGTGCGTGCCGCGCGCTGACGGCCGTTGGCACATCACGCATGCCATTGAGGTCGAGGTGCCGCGATGAGCGAGTTCTACCTCGTCCTTCCCGATGACCAACGCGAGATCACGACGCTCGAAGAAGCGCGCGCGGTTGCGGATGGTCTCGCGAAGCATCTGCCGGACAAGACGTTCAAGGTCTACCGCTGCAAGCGCTACCTGCACGGTGCGAAGCACTTCCAGAAGATGGTCGCGCTGCTGGGTGAGATCGTCGCCGCAGGCCTGACGCAGTCGCTGCGCGATCGCGCTGACATACTCCTCGGCACCGTCGCCAAGCGCAACGAGACACCGCACCTGACGCGCCGCGTGGTGCCTGAGTTCGAGCCGCGGAGGCCAGAATGAACGCTCCAGACTTCCGCCACGCGCCCGCCGAGGTCGAGATCGAGCAAGCCGTGCTCGGCGCCATCCTCGTTGATAACCGCCGCCTGGAGACGCTGACCGCCATCCTGAAGGCCGACGACTTCTCCGACCCGCTGCACCAGCGCACCTTCGAGACGATGCTCAAGGTGTGGGAGCAGGGCAGGGCGATTACGCCGCTGACCCTCTCGGCGATCATGCGAGCCGATCCCGGCCTCTCCAGCCTCAACCTGGACTACTTCGGCGTCCTCGCCGACGCCGCGCCCTCCATCACCAACGTCAAGGAGATGGCGCGCGTCATTCGCGAAGCCGCGGTGCGGCGTGAGTTGCTGCGGATCGGCGAGGACCTGGCCAACGCGTCCTATGAGACCGACGTCGACCGCCCGCCGGCAAAGCTGATCGAGGAGGCGGAGAAGGCGCTCTACCGCGTCAGCGAGACCGCGAAGTACGGGCGGGGCCCGATGGACTTCGCCGAGGCGCTCCGCCGCACGGTTGCATTGGCGGAGAAGGCGCAAGCGCGCGGCGGAAGGATATCGGGTGTCCCGACTGGGTTCAGCGACATCGACGGCCTGTTGGGTGGTTTGCAGCCCTCCGATCTGATCATCCTCGCCGGCCGGCCGGGCATGGGAAAGAGTTCGCTGGCCACGAACATGGCGTTCCACATGGCGCGCACCTATGCCCAGGACGTCGAAGCCGGCGCCGACGTGCCGCGCGGCGCGCCAGTGCTGTTTTTCAGCCTCGAAATGGCGGCGCAGCAGTTGGGCGCACGCATCCTGTCCGAGCAGACCGAGCTCGAGATGTGGAAAATCCGGAACGGCAAGTTCTCGGAGAGCGAGTGGGAACAGTTCGTTATATGCATGCAGAGCATCTCCGCGGCGCCGCTCTACTTCGACGACACCGGCGGCATCTCGATCGCGCAGATCGCGGCGCGCGCGCGGCGCATGAAGCGTGAGAAGAACATCGGCTGCATCATGATCGACCATATCCAGCTGGTCGCGGGCTCGGGCCGGCCTGAAAACCGCGTGCAGGAAATCACCGAGATATCGAAGGGCCTGAAGGTGCTGGCAAAGGAGCTCGACGTCCCCGTCGTGGCCCTGTCGCAATTGAGCCGCTCGGTCGATAGCCGCGACGACAAACGCCCGGTGCTATCCGATCTGCGTGAATCCGGCTCCATCGAACAGGACGCCGACGTCGTGATGTTCATCTACCGAGAGGAATACTACCTCAAGAGCCGCGAGCCGGACCCGGCTTCACCCGACCATGCGAAGTGGCTGGAGAAGTGCGAACGCGCGCACCGGCGCGCCGAGATCCTGGTTGAGAAGCACAGGCACGGTGCGACCAACAAGCTCGACCTGTTCTTCGATGATCGGTTCACCAGGTTCTCCAACGCGGCGGAGGAAACATGAACCCGCTGCCGTGCAATCCGATCGCACCGCCCGCCGTTGTTCGGCCGGCCACCGTGACGCGGGGGATGGTCTTCCTCTTTCGCGGCCGGCCGCTGCGGGTCGAGCGCGTCTGCGGCGACGATCCGGCGGCGCCGGTGATAGCGGAAGAACTCGCCGACGGCGTCAACGGAGACATTGCCTACGGCAAAGGTCAGTTCGCGCTGTGGTCGCTCGCTGGCGTCATGCGATTGCTGGGGATGGGCAATGGCTGAATCCATCCGTCCAGAGCATTTTATCCAAGTGCTCGCGCTGCCGCGAGACCCCTATGCCGAGTTGGCGGGATTCCTGACGCGCAAACTCCAGAGTGCGCGCATTCCGCTGACCGATGAGATCGCCGCCCAAGCCGCGATCAGCCGATTGCTCGACGAGCTGGAGGTGAAGCACAAACGCGAGCACCGCCTTAGTCCTCATGAGCGCCTCGACTTCTGGCTGCCGGAGCCGCGGGGCGACGCCGGCGAGGTGATCGAGGTCAAGATGAACGCGGCGCGGCCGGCCAGCATTGTTCGCCAGCTTGCGCGCTATGCCGCACATCCGTGCGTGCGCGCGCTGTACCTAGTCTCCAACCGCGCCATGGACCTGCCCGCCGATATAGGCGGCAAGCCTGCGTTCCTCATCTCGTTGGGGCGCGCATGGCTGTAACAACCACCTACGGCACGCTCGCCCGCCGGGGCGCTTTCTGGGTGATGGATGATGTAGCGCCACACGTCTCCATCCGGCTGAAGCAATTGTTCCCGCGCATCCGCAAGACGGATCCGCCGCCGTACGTCTTCCCCGACGCGCCCGACGTGGCGGCCGATCTCGACTGGTTTACGCGGCGTTATCCGCTGGCCGCGTCCATTTCTGACCTTATGGCGTTGCGCGCGCGCCGCGTGCAGTTCGAGAACAACCAGGCGGAAATCGAGCGACTCTTCTCGCCACACTACACGCCGCCGCTGCTCTCCGGATTGCGGTCGGGCCAGGTGCTCCGCCCCTATCAGGCGCAGCTGGTCGATATGGTGCGGCTCTCGCGTCGCGTGCTGTGCGGCGACGAGGTTGGTCTCGGCAAGACCTATGAGGCGGCGGGCATGTTCTTGCTGCCCGGCGCGCTGCCTGCCGTCGCCGTCTGCTATCCGCATCTCCAGCGCCAATGGAAAGAGAAGATTGAGGGGTTCACGACGCTGAAGTGTCATTTGGTCAGAACGCTCAAGCCGTATGGTCTTCCGGGCGACGCGGACGTTTACATCTTCCGCTGGTCGCAAATGCGCGGTTGGGCGGATGTCTGGCAGGTGCTGCGGCCCAAGTCGGTCGCCTTCGACGAAGTGCAAGAACTTCGCACCGGTCTGCAATCTGATCGGGCCGCATCCGCGAAACGACTGATCGACGACGCCGATCCCATCACGCTCGGACTGACAGCGACCCCGATCTACAATTGGGGCATCGAGATTTGGAACATCATGAACATCCTGCGACCGGGATTGCTCGGCTCGCAACAGGAGTTCGAACGCGAGTGGTCGCCTGACGGCCATGTCACCGATCCTAAGGCTTTGGGGACGTATCTGCGCGAGCAGCACGCCTTCGTGCGCCGTACCCGCAAGGACGTCGGGCAAGAACTACCGGCCGTCAGCAGGATCGTGGAGAGTATCGGCTACGATGAACACGAGATGCATTCCGTCGATGCGCTCGCCCATGCTCTGGCCATCCGCGCCACGACGGCGGAGTTCACCGAGCGGGGCAAGGCTGTTCGCGAATTGGACATGCGAGTGCGCCAGGCGACCGGCGTGGCCAAGGCAAAGACCGTTGCGGCGTTCGTCCGATTGATCGTCGAGACCGGTGAGCGCGTCATCGTCTATGGCTGGCATCGCGAGGTGTACGACATCTGGCTTGAGGAACTGAAAGACCTCGAGCCGTGCATGTACACCGGGAGCGAAAGCCCCGCGGCGAAGGACCGCGAGAAGCAGCGATTTATCGAGGGCAAGCCAAAGCCCTTGTTCATCAGCCTGCGCGCTGGCGCCGGCCTGGATGGATTGCAGAACCACTGCAGCATCCTCGTGTTCGGCGAGCTCGATTGGTCGCCGGGCGTCCATCACCAATGCATCGGCCGCCTCGATCGCGAAGGCCAAGAGAACCCGGTATCGGCCATCTTCCTCGTGACGGACGAGGGCAGCGATCCGCCGATGATGGAGCAATTGGGGCTCAAAGCCAGCGAGGCGTCGCAAATCATCGATCCGCATCTGGGCGTCACGGTGGTCAACACCGACGACAGCCGGCTGCAGGCGCTGGTTCAGAAGTATCTGACCTCGCCCAGCAAGAAACCCCGCCAATTGGCGGGGTTAGCGCCGCAGGAGCCCACCCCATGAGCGGAGAAGTGGTCGGATGGGCAATGAAACAACACACGGGATCGCCGGCAGCGAAGCTGGTGTTGGTGAAGCTCGCCGACAACGCCAATGAACAAGGCGTCTGCTGGCCGTCAATAGACCTGATGGTCAGCCACACCGAACTCGCCCAGTCCACCGTCTACAAGCACTTGGCGGCGTTGGAATCGATGGGTCTGATCGTACCAACTGAGATCGTGCGCAAGGGGCAGGTGGTTAAGGCCTATCAGTTGACGCTTCCCGAGGAGAATTCTGAGGCGATTCCACCTCGTGGAATCTCAAAACGTTCCGGCAAAACGATTCCACCTGATGGAATCCCTTCTCCACTGGATGGAAAAACCATTCCACCAGGTGGAATGCATATAGAGGAACCGTCAATTGAACCGTCAGAGAACCGTCACTCTCACGCCGAGGGCGAGAATGACGGTCCGCCTTGGGCTGGAAAACAACCAGAACCGGGTAAGCCAGACCCCAAGGCTTGGCCTCCAAGCGTCTGGCCGACCTTCGTCGCGCTACCACACCAATCGGGAGACATCCTCGAGGCAGATGCCCGCAAGCGATGGGAAGCGATCCCATGGGATGATCGGCCAACGGCGCCGGAATTGATCGCGTGCGTCGAAGCCTACAGTCGCGACCTCGCGCGGATCAACGCCACCCGCGCGGCGAACAGGCCGCAATCGCCTAAGCAGCCCGACAACTGGATACGCGATCGACGATACTTGGCATTCCTCGATGCTGTCCGTGCCGACCGGATGACCGAGGTTGAAAACCGAAAGGCAGGAAAGCCGACAGCGGTGCTGCCGGAAGGCGTGGTAGGCCGGCTTCGCCAAGCGGGGTTCGACACCGCGAACATCGATGGCTGGTTTGGCGGATCGACGTTCGAATGGGGACCACCCGTGCGGTGGACCGTTCCGAAGATGGTCCAGCAAGAACGCCTCAGCCAAGGCGAATTCGGCCGCCGCATGCGGCGCGCCTTCGGCGACGATGTCCTGATCGATGTCGTCAAGCAGGTGGCGGCATGAACTGTTTCACGTGTGACAGCGTGGAATGCGAGCAGAAAAACCCTGGGCTTTGCGCGTGTGGACGAGATCGGCGGCAAGGGCAGTACGACTGCAATCAGTGTCACGCGCTCGCCAACAAAGTCTATCGCGTACGGCGCGCCGAGCGCGTGAAGAGCCACGAAAGGGCATGTGTCGCTGCGCTGGCGCGCGGCGAAACCCCGCCAATTGGCGGAGTTAATCGAACGTCGAAGAAAACAACAAACACGAAGCGGGCTGAAGAACATGGGAAAAGCAAGACGGAAGCCTCGGGCGCCGGGTAATCACCTGGCCCTCAAGCCGGGTCACGACGGGCTACCGCCCGTGCATAGACCGGCACGCGACATTGCAGGTATCGGCAAGCGCAACGCTCCGGACGGGCCACAGAACATCAATGTGGACCGTCTCGAATGGCTGCTCGCGCACAAGCTGATCGAGCCCCATCACCACGCCGCCGGCAGGATCCTGCAGCGTCATGCCGAGCAAGCAGAGATATCTGCCGGCGTCTCTTTGGTTGGGGGTGGAGGCGGTGGCGGCAACGCCAGCACGCTCTCCGATGCGAAGTGCGATGCTCTGACCGAGATCAACAGGGCCCGCGCCGCGATCAGCCCATTGAACTGGCGCGTCATCGAATTGGTTGTCATCGATGGAGCTTCGATGGAAAGGGCGGCGGGTAAGATGGGGTACAACGCACGCGGTGCGCTGCCGGTTCTGCGAGGCGCGCTCGATCAACTCGGTCGTCACTATCGCCTCTGCTGAAAAATAATTCGGTAAATACCCTTGTCATCCTGTACGGCAGTTTGTATCCCTTTCGCCATGAGTTGAGTTTGCGCCCGGCGCCTCGGAAGAGGTGAACCGGGCGCAGCTGTTTTCTGGTGGGTGCGATACTTGGCCAAGCTTCGAATGCTAGGCGCGCGCATCGCAACGATCGACACGCGAGCCGTGAAGCCTCCGCCCAAGACCGTTGATCCGTTCTACCTGATGCCCGAGCACGTCGCTTGGGCTGCGGCCGTCATCGCCAAAGCAGGGATGCGGTGTGAGTGGGTGGAGAACGGTCGTCGCTGCACGAAGTCGGCTCCAGAGCACCGCATGTTCGCTGACCATATGAAAGAACGCAGGGACGGCGGCGCACCGTTCGATCCCGCCAACGGCCAATGCCTCTGTGGAAGTCACCATAGCCTCAAGACCGCGCGCGAGCGCGCACGGCGCGCGGCGGCGTAGCCTCTCTCCTGAGCCATGCCACCACGTCATGCCGAGCCATGCGTCGGTAGGGGGGGTGAAATCTCCGGCGGGTAGGGACACGCCAACCGCATGGGGTAGCACGCAGAGATTTTTTTCTTTGGGCTGAAATCCTGGCGTTTTGGGGTGGGTAATTACCGAGGGTTCAAATGGGACGGCCATCATTCTCGCCCTCGCCCGAGCAGTGCTCTCAAGTCGTCGCGTGGATTCAAGTTCCTGTCGCCATTGAAGAAATGGCGCGACGCATCGGCGTAACGAGCAAGACATTTCGCAAAGCTTTCGCGCCGCAGCTGGCAGCAAAGTCGGGAGAAACGGTAAATACCGAACCAAAGCCGCCACCCTACCAGCCGACGCCGGATGAGCGGTTGGCGGTGAGGATCATGGCGGCGACGCATGGCGCCGAGGAGGACATCGCAAGCTCCATCGGCATCACGGTCGATCAGCTTAACGCAAGCTTTGCGAAGGAACTGCAGGATGGTCCGGCGTTCGGCTATCGGGAGGGGGTCGAGTCCCTCTTCAACTCAATGAAGGCCGGCAACGTAACCGCCGCGAAGGCTTGGCTCATCTTGAACATGCAGGGTGACCGTACGACCGCAAAGGCGGTCGAGATGCAGCCGGCGTCGAACGGGTTGCGTGGAAAGAAGGAACAGGCGAGCGCCGCGGCTCACGAAGCAGTTCGCGGCGGTGGACGTTTCGCGCCGCCGGCGCCGCCGAAGCTGATCGTAAATAACGACTCGTGACCGCCCCGCCACAATGGACGACGGCGTGTCCCGATTGGGAGCGCCGGATCGTCGCGCGAGAATCGCTCCTTCCATGTGCGCCTCTGTTTGCTGGTGAGGCCGCTGCGGCCCTTGAGGTGTTCAAGTCGCTGAAGGTGATGGACGTGGCGGGAACGCCAACGTTTGGCGAAATATGCGATCAGTGGGTTTTCGATTTCGTAGCGGCCATCTTCGGTGCCTATGATGCTGAAAGCGGTCGCCGGCTCATCAATGAATTCTTCCTTCTGATTTCGAAGAAGAACGGCAAGTCGACCATCGCCGCCGGCATCATGGTCACTGCGCTGATACGGAATTGGCGCAATCTGAACGAACTGATCATTCTCGCGCCGACGATCGAGATCGCAAAGAACTCTGCAGACCCCGCGATGGGCATGGTGCAAAACGACGAAGAGTTGCTCACGATCCTAAAGCCGATACCACACGAACGGACGATCGAGCACCGGGTCACAAAGGCCAAGCTCAAGATCGTAGCAGCGGATTCAGAGACCGTCGGTGGCAAGAAGGCAGGCTTTGTTTTGATTGATGAGCTTTGGCTCTTCGGCAAGTCGGCCAAAGCGGAGGACATGCTTCGCGAGGCCACCGGTGGATTGGCCAGCCGAAAGGAAGGCTTTGTCGTCGCTCTCTCCACGATGAGCAACGAACCACCGGTTGGCGTGTTCAAGCAGTGGCTGAAACGGTTCCGCGATATCCGCGATGGTCTGATCGTCTCGCGACGCTCCCTCGGTATCCTCTACGAATTTCCGAAGGCGATGCTCGAATCGAAGGCTTACGAGCAGCCCGGAAATTTCTACGTCACCAATCCCAGCCTCGGCGGCGCGGTTGATGAGCAGTTTTTGCTCGATAAATTGGAGGAGGAGCGCGGCAAGGGGCGTGGTTCGCTGGCCGGGTTCTTTGCAAAGCATCTCAATGTCGAGATTGGCCAAGGCACCAGGTCCGACGGCTGGGCAGGAGCGGCGCTTTGGCCCCGCGGGGTCGATCTGACGCTTACGCTGGAAACGCTGCTGCTACGTTGCGAAGTCGTCACGGTAGGCATCGATGGCGGTGGTCTAGATGATCTTCTTGGTATCGCCGTTATTGGACGGGAGAAGGACACCAAGCGCTGGCTCGGTTGGGCGAGGGCGTTCATTTCCCCCGAGGGGCTAGAACGCAGGCAAGCCAATCGAACTGCCTACGACGGCTTCAACGATGCTGGCGAGCTCGTCTACGTCGAGACGCTCCCTCAGGACGTGGCGGCACTCGTGGAGGTAGTCGCACAGGTTAAAGCGTCGGGGCTCTTGGCAAAGGTCGGCGTTGATCCAGCAGGGTTAGGCGTAATTGTGGACGCTTTGGCTGAGATCGAAATCACAACTGAAACGGACGACAACCTGATAGGTGTGCGTCAGGGTTTCGGGCTAATGGGCGCTATCAAAACAATTGAGCGCAAACTTGCTGATGGCTCGTTCAAGCACCCCAACCAAGCGCTCATGAGCTGGTGTGCCGGCAACGCGATCGTGCAGCCGACACCAACCGGAATGCGCATCGTTCGCGACGAGTCCGGATTTGGAAAGATCGACCCTCTGATGGCGCTCTTCGATGCCGCGGCGCTGATGGCGCTGAATCCCGAAGCCCGAGACGGGTTCTCGAAGGACTATCAGCTGCCGGTATGGGGATGAGCAATGAAGCTGCCCAAGATGCCGGATCCTGCCGACGCAACGCGCCTTGTAATGGGTGTCAGTGGAATTGGATTGACCGGCTTCGGTAGCTGGCTGATCTATCCACCCGCCGGTTTCATCGTAGTAGGCGTTCTGCTGCTTGCGATCGCCGTCGTTGGCGAGATGAGAGCCGGTCGCTGATGGGGTACCTCGGACGAATTCTCGGTAGCGATGGTGGCGATGGTCAGGATCGCTATATCGATAACTGGCTCCGCGGGCTTGATGACGGCGGCACGCTGAGTTCGACCGGCCTTCGCATAACCGTCGAGGAAGCGATGACAGTGCCGGCGATCTCCGGCTCCGTGAACGTACTGTCCGAAGATCTCGCCAAGGTCCCGTTCGTCTTGTACAAGGCGGGCGCGGCGCGCGAGGAAGCCGTCGATCATCCGCTCTACAAGTTGCTCAAATATGGGCCTGCGCCGTGGCTCTCGTCATATGCTTGGCGTCGTGTACTGCTCTCAAATGCGCTGTCACGCGGGAATGGCTATTCTCGAGTGCATCGTCCTGGTGGCGCGTTTCTCGATCGGCTGACGTTGATCCAACCCGGGGCGACCACGCATCGTTGGCAAACTGACGGCGAACCGTTCTTCGATGTTGTCGAGAACGGCACGCTGCAGCAGAATCTCTCATGGCAGGACATCATCCACGTTCCGTACCGCGCGACGAACGAGTGCGCAGTAAACGGTGGCGTGCTCGGCGTATCGCCGATCCACCGCAACAAGGAAACAGTCGCGCTTGCGCTCGCGGCAGAACGCTATGCCGCAAAGTTCTTCAAGAACGGCGCGAAACCTTCGGCCATCCTCGAGATGGACAAGAAACTGCCCGATGACGAGGTGGCAAAACGCATTCGAGCTGGCATCGAGCGCGTCTACAGCGGCGTGGACAACTCGTTCAAGGTCGCGATCCTCGAGCTCGGTCTGAAGTTGAAGGAGTGGTCCTTCGATCCTCAGAAGAGCCAGATGACCGAGACGCGCAAGGAACAAGCTAAGGCCTGCGCGATGATGTACGGCGTGCCACCGCATAAGGTTGGCATTCTGGACAACGCAACCTTCACGAATATCGAGAGCCAAGGCATCGACTATGTGACTGGCCCGGTCTCCGCGCTTGCGCAGTGCCTGGAATCATCGATCGAAGTCGCCTGTCTTACGCCGCGCGAGCGCGAACAATATTACGTCGAGTGCAATCTCGACGCGCTGATGCGCGGTGATCTTGAAGGTCGCTATGCCGCCTATGCGATCGCGCGTCAGTGGGGCTGGCTCAACGTCGATACGATCCGAGGCAAGGACAACCTGCCGCCGCTGCCGAATGGTCAAGGTCAAGAGTACATCACGCCACTGAATATGATCCCGGCCGGCACGGTACCGATCCGCCGCACAGAAGTGGTGCCACCGGCGGACGACAAACAGGTCGATCCAAATAAGAAGGGTTAGAGCATGACCTATGTTTTCCGGGCACTCACGGCGGAGCCGTGGGCGATCGACCCATCGTACTTGCCGTTTCTCGCGGCGTTGGCACAGCGTGATCATGCGCACCCCGAGGTGCAGGCGCGTGCCGCCGAATGGCAGGTTCGCGACTATCAGCTGATGGCGGGCCCGTCGGCGCAGCCGCTCGCCGGCACTCAGCGGGCGTTCATCCAGGACGGTGTTGCGGTCATCCCGATCACTGGTCCGATCTTCCCGAGGGCCAACATGATGACCCAGATGTCGGGGGCTACGTCCGTCGCATCCCTACAGGCAGACTACCGAGTTGCGCTTGGCAGCCCAGACGTCGGCGCGATCATGCTGCTGGTGGATAGTCCTGGCGGCCAAGTTCCGGGCATCGCCAACCTTGCGGCCCTCATCAACGCGGGCGCGAAGAAGAAACTCACGGCCGTCCAGGTTACCGGCAGCATGGCATCCGCCGCATATTGGCTTGGTTCGGCTGCTCAAGAGGTTTTCCTCGATCGCACGGCCGTCGTCGGCTCGATTGGCGTTGTGGCCGCCGTTCCGAAACAGGTCGAACCGGATTCTGAAGGTTTTATCGGCGTTGAGATCGTGAGCTCGAATGCTCCGAACAAGCGCCCGGATCCGGAGAGCGAAGATGGCCAGGCGCAAATCCGGACGGTGCTCGACGCACTGGAAGCCGAGTTCATCGCCGACGTGGCAAAATTCCGCGGCACTACGGCGACCAAGGTGAAAAGCGATTTCCAGCAGGGCGGCGTTGTTGTCGGCTCCGCCGCCGTCGCGGCCGGCATGGCCGACAAGGTGCAGTCGCAGGAAGCCACACAGGCCTATCTGGCCCGCCACGCGGCGAACCAGGCGAAGCTCGCCGCGTTGCGCAAGTAATCGCGCACCTCCCATCACGCACAGTAACCAGTTCCACGGCGAAGGCCGCGGTTAGTCGGGCGCATTCGTGCCCATCACATGCGCAGCAAAGGAGAACCCAAATGCGCGATATCGTGAGCCTTCAGCAGGACCGCGCGAAGGCATATGCAGCCATGGAGGCCGCGCTCGCGCTGACGAGCGAAGATCGCCAGGCGAAGTTCGAGGCTGCGGCCGTGGAGGTCGAAGCTCTCGACAAGGAAATTGCCAACGCCGACAAGCTTCAGAAACTCCGCGGCGCGAAGGCTTCTCCGGCGGTGGACCCGGAAGTTGTCGATCCGACGGCGCCGGCGGTGCAAGGCTTCATGGCCAAGTACCGCAATCTCCCTACCAGCGCACACACGCTGCAGGACGGTCAGATCCTGACCACCGCGCAGAGCGCGGCCTTCGGCGATTTCCTGATGGCAGTGCGTCGCTCGAAGCTGGGCGCACAGCACGATCCGCTTTTGGTCGAAGCCACCCTGGGTTCCAACGAGACCATCGCCGAAGACGGCGGCTTTCTCGTCGAGAAGGACATCGCGGATGGCCTGCTTCGCCGCACGTTCGATGTGGCGCGCATCGCCAACCGCGCCCGCCGCATCCCGATCTCGGCCAAGTCCAACGGGCTCAAGATCAATGCGCTCAAGGACGACAATCGCGCCACCGGCTCGCGCTGGGGCGGTTTGCAGACCTACTGGATCGGTGAGGGTGACTCACTGACGCCGACGCGTCCGAAGTTCCGCCAGATGAACCTGCAGCTGAAGAAACTGGCCGGGCTGCTATACGCTACCAGCGAGATGCTCCAGGATTCCACGGCGCTCGCCGGCGTTATCTCGGAAGCGTTCCCGGAAGAGTTTTCGTTCATGGTCGATGACGCCATGTTCGAGGGCGCCGGCGCGGCGATGCCGCTTGGCTTCATGAACGCCGGTTGCAAGGTGACCGTCGCCAAGGAAGCCGGTCAAGCGGCGAAGTCGGTGGTGTACGAGAACATCACCAAGATGTTCGCGCGCTTGCCGGCCCGCTCCATCCCGAGTTCGGAATGGTGGATCAACCAGGACGCGTTCCCCGCGCTGCAGGGTCTGCAGGCGGTGATCGGCACGGGCGGTGTGCCCGTGTTCCTGCCGCCTGGTGGCCTGTCTGGCTCGCCGTTCGGTACGCTGCTCGGCCGTCCTGTCATGCCGATCGAGTATTGCAACACGCTCGGCACCGAAGGCGATATCGTGCTCGCCGATCCCACCAACTACGTCATGATCGACAAGGGCGACGTTCAGTACGCCACCTCGATCCACGTCGCGTTCGTCACGGATGAGCAGGCCTTCCGGTTCATCTATCGGGTGGACGGTCAGCCGGTCGACGACAAACCGATCACGCCGTTCAAGGGCACGGACAAACAGTCGACGTTCATCACGTTGGCGACCCGCGGCTAAAAGTCCGCTTGACCACCATCGGGCGCGCCGGCACGTGCCGGCGCGCTTCCCTCTGATCTCATCGGCCTCTGAAAGGGGTTAATCTCATGTCCAAACTTCGTCTTGGCTTGCTGCACACGGTGATGGGCCTCGCGGCCGTTGCCGATGCATTCTCGGGCACCGTCTACTCCGATGTCGTGAAGATCGCGGAATATGGCGGCGCACGATTCATCATCCACAAGGGTGTCGGCCTGCTTGGCACGTCGACGATCACCGTCGAGGCGTGTGACAACGCCAATGGCGACAATCCGGTCGCCGTGGTGTTCAGCTATCAGGCCTATACGGGCGCCGATGACTTGCCTGGCGCGGTGGCAACGGTGACTACGGCTGGGTTCACGACCACCGCGGGCTCGAACCACATCTACGTGATCGACGTCGATCCGCAGAAGATGGGATCGAAAGCCTGGCTGCGCCTGAAGGCGGTCGAAGTCGTCAACGATCCGGTGCTCGGCGGCATTCTGATCGAACTCTACGACCCGCGGTTCGCCAGCAGCATTCCGCCGGATTCCGCGATCGCGTAGTCGCCGTCTGCCGCAAACGGGGCGGCAGGATGCCGCCCCGTGACTTCGCTCTGCCGCCTCAGGCATCACACTGGAAGGAACCCAAGAAATGTCTCGTACCGAACTCTTTGTCCGCAAGCAGTCGGGCGGCATGTTCACCGTGGTCAACAATTCGCTCACCACCGGCAATATCTTCTTCGTCTGTTCGCTGACCGGCACGGACGGCGCCGGCTACGGTCAGAACCCCGATGCGCCGTGCGCCTCGATCGACTATGCGATCGGTCTGTGCACCGCCAACCAGGGCGACCGCATCTATGTGATGCCCGGCCATGTCGAAACGATCGGCACCGCCGCGGCGCTGGCACTGGATGTTGCGGGCGTAGAGATCATCGGCATCGGCACCGGTGCAGTGCGTCCCAAAATCAATTTCACCGCGACCGCGGGCACTGTGGCCGTCTCGGCCGCCAACTCCTCGATCCGCAACCTGCTGTTTATCGGTGCCATCGACGCGGTCGTATCGGCCTTCGTGGTGTCTGCGGCCGACTTCCTGCTGAAGGACTGCGAATATCGCGACGTGACCGGCCAGGTTACCGTCTTCTTGCTCACGACCGCCGGCGCGGATCGCATGGTGGTCGACGGCCTTCGTTATGACGGTGATACCGCGGCCGGCACCGGCGCGGCGATCGCGCTGGTGGGCGGCGATCGTATTGAGATCAAGAACTGCCGCTTCGATGGCAACTTCTCGGTCGGTGTGATCGATATCCGCACCACCGCGACCACGGATCTCGAGGTTCACGATTGCTGGGCGCGCACGCGCAACTCGGTCGACATCTTCCTGATCGACACCATCACAGGCTCGACCGGAATGATCGGGCCGAACCTCAACCTGCGCCTGCAGGACAACGCGGCGAACATCACTGAGGCCTGCACCGGCGCCACGTTCGTCTACTTCCAGCCGATCAATATCGTGAACCTGGCCGGCGAGTCTTCGATGCAGACGAACATCACGGCGTCGACCGACGCCTAGGCATAACAGGGGCGGCGCGCTCGCAAGGGCGCGCCGCATCCATTCAGGGGAGCGACCAGCATGGCCGTAGCAGGCTCCGTCACGCTCACGAGTTCCGACTTGGGCGGCGGCTACACGAAGTACAGCATGGCCTGGGTTTGCTCTGCCGGCGGTGCTGTTGCGGAGAATCCCATCGAATTCAAGCGCGGTCACATCCATCAGGTGAAGTTCATGCCCGATGGCGGCGGCACGCAGCCATCGGATCTCTATGACGTGACGCTGCTCGACGCAATCAGCGGCGGCGTGGATTTCCTTACCGGCACTGGCGCGAATGTTTCAAACGCCACGCGCAAGATCGGCGTGCCGCAAGTGGGCGACGGCACGACTGCACTGCAGCGCGTCTTCCACGAAGGCGGAAATCTCTACCCAACGGTCGCGAACGCCGGCAACGCCAAGGGCGGCACGATCGTGCTGATCATGGGTAAGTAAGGTATGGCGATGAACTCGTCCATGATCGCGGTGGTCGCCCGAGCGACCAATCGGGATCTCGTCTCGCTGGCGGTGGTCAAGGAGGAACTCGGAATATCAACTGTGCCATCGGATCAAATAATTGGCCGGTACATTGCTCGTGCGTCTCAGGCCATCGTGGGGCACTGTGGCCGGGAATTCGCTCGCGACAGCGTGGCGCAGACGTTCCGGACCGCGACGCCAGCCAACGAACTCGTTCTGGCCTATGGTTACCCTGGATCATCCGGGTTGAGCGACTATTGCGCGGTCGCAAGTGTCGACGAAGATGGGCTTTCTCTTTCACCCGATGACTACGAGCTTGACGTCGCGGCCGGCATTCTTTTTCGTCTGCGGGGTGATTGCAGGTCAGCTTGGCGTTCACGAAAGGTCATCGTCTCCTACGCGGTCGGTTTCGCGCTCCCAGACGACGCAAATCCGACGTTGCCTGACGCGGTCCAGGGGGCCGCGTTGGAATTGATCAAGGCCGCGAAGTTCAACGCGGCGAGAGACCCAGCGTTGCGCTCCGAGGATATCTTATCCGGCCTCTACAGCTACACGTTGTTCGACAGCGCAAAGGCTGACACCGACTGGCCCGCCGCGGTGACGGCGCCTCTCGAACGCTACCGCAATATACAAATCGGGTGAGGGTATGAGCGCTGCCGAATCAATCAGTAGCGCGCTCAAGAACTTCGGTCGGCCGATGGTTCTCCGCCGCGGCTTGGTCTCTGGCACAGGCGAGGTGACCGTCTACGGGACGACCGATGGCGCTATGATCTCGCGCCTCGTTGGTTCGGTAGTACAGAGCGAGAGCCACGTCATTTTCTCTGATGCTGAGATTTTGGCAGCGACATGGCCGGGACCGCCGAAGATCAACGATCAGATGGTGATCGACGGAAAAACCAAAACCATCGACGCATATGAGCCAAAGTTTCTCGGAACGGTATTACTGGTCCACCTCTGCAGGGTCAAAGGCTAGGGCGCGGAGGCTCTTGCGATGGCCGTCAAGACCCGCGTCGATCCCATCGACCGCGATATCCGGCTGATCATCGACGAGACACTTTCGCCGGCAGGCAGGAGTAAGCAGTTTGCGGATGCCGCAAGGGCGGCGTTGGGCGAAGCGGATGAGACGAATCGGCGGGTGCTGGGCAGAATTCCGCCGAACCACACGTTCGTGGACGGCGTTGAAGGCGCGACGCTCGACAGCGTGCGTCCCGACGGAGTGATCGTCCGCGAATACGAACTGGTAGCCGACCTGTTGGTATTCATCGGAGACGAGTTGCGCAAAGTGTCGCCTGTCCAGAGCGGGCGCTATCAGGCAAGCCATACGCTCTTTGCGGATGGAGCTGAGGTGCCGATCGGCGTGGTGGTGCCAGAAGCGAGAGAATACGTCTTCCTCAGCAGCGTGCCGTATGCGCGCAAAATTGAGGGCGCCGCAGGCAGTCCACCGGAATCACCACAGGCGCCGAAGGGCGTCTACGAGATCACGGCGACGAAGGCGAACAGCCAATTTGGAAATATTGCCCGTGTCCAATTCGGATGGCGGTCACCTTTCATGCCTTACGGCGGCGCACCATCGCAGCACAAAAAGCGGCACGGGGTGTGGTCCGGCGGACGTGAGTGGGAGACCCGAGTTCCAGCAATCTTCGTGACGATCGGGCGGTGACTATGGCCGATGACGCTGTCTACGATGCAATAAAGGCCCATCTGCAGGACGCAAGCGTAGTGGCGATCCTGGCCGATCCGGACACATCTGTTGTTCCGCCATTTCGCTTCGAGAACGACCTGTTCGGCGTGCCAGAACCGCCGGCCCCATGGATATCGATGGCACTAACGGGCGTCATTTACGGCCAAGTGTCGATCGGCGCCCCGACCGCGGCGCAAAATAGGTGGGATGAAGAAGGACATCTGTGGTTGCCGGTGTTCGTTCCGGTCGGAACAGGATCCTCGCGCGCCAGAAATCTCTGCAAGCAATTGGCCGATATCTTTCGCGGGCTCACGCTGCTCGATGGTTCACTGGAATTCATGGACGCGTTCATTGGCGAAGGCACCGCTGCCGCCGAAGAAGAAGGCAATTGGTTTCAACTGCCGCTCGCAATCGAGTGGCGCCTGATCGACGCTTAGGAGACCGACATGACCTATTCCGTTTCGAAGAAATTCAACACGCACGTTCGGCGGTTTGCTGTGGGCACGATGCTCGGTCCCGACGAGGATCTCTCGCCCCACCGGTTCGGCAACCTCGTCGCGCAAGGGTTCATCGTCCGGGACGGCGCGGCGCCGTCCGTCGATGCCGCGCTTGAGGCCGAGCACCTGCCGCAAATCGGCAACCTGCAGGGCGAATAGCCCATCGCAGTCCAATAGGCAGCCCAGACCGCTTCCACCGACGAACAGCGCCGGCATACCGCCGCGCAGCAGGAGAGTTTCATGACGAGCAGCAATCGCACCCAGGTCTGTTCCGTCCGCGAAGTGACGCCCGGCACGACGCCGGCCACGCCGCGCATGCGCGCGATGCGCATCACCGGCGAGAGCCTCAAAGCTGTCCCGACGTTCGAGGACTCCGAGGAGCTGCGTGATGACGGGATGACGTCCCCGCCGATCATGAACGGCGAGAGTTCAGACGGCGGGATCAACTTCGAATTCAGCTATCCGGTCCCGTTCTCGCCCGAGTCGGTTCTGATCGAGTCCGCGTTTCACAACACCTGGTCCAACACGAACCAGCGCGACAATGACGGCACCGCCGACAGCGTCGTCACTGCTGTGGCCACGACGAACGAGGTGCTGACTGCTGTGACGGGCACCGCATTCGCGGTCAGCGAGCTCTATCGCTTTACGGGGTTTGGTGTCGCCGGCAACAACGGCGTGTTCAAATGCACCACGGGTTCCGCGACCGTCCCGCGCTTCATCGGCGCTGGCCTGACGGATGAAGCCGTGCCGCCCGCCGCCGCGCGCGTGAAATGCGTCGGGTTCCAAGGCGCGGCAGGCGACATCAATGCGACCGCCGGCGGCCTTCAGTCGACGACGCTCGACTTTACGAGCATCGCCGCGCTCACGCCCGGCCGGTGGCTCAAGATCGGCGGCAGCGGTGCGGGCAACCGGTTCGTGACGACCGCCTTGAATACTTGGGTGCGCGTCGTGGCGGTCACCACGCACGCGATTACGCTCGACAACCTGCCCGCGGGATGGGCGACGGAGACCGGCACAGGCCTGACGATGAAGTTCTGGTTTGGTGACCAGATCAAGAACGCCCTCACCCAAGTCGCGCAGACGATCGAGCGCGGTTTCAAAGCCCAGGCCCTGCCGACCTACATCGCGCAGCCTGGCATGGTGGCCAGCGAGTATTCGCAGACCTGGACGGCGAAGAAGAAGATCACCGGCAGCGCCTCGTTCCAGGGCATGACTGGTGTCAGCCAGAGCCGAACGTCCTTGGACGCGAGCCCGGATCCTGTGTCGTCGCAGACGACCTATGGCGTGATGGCTTGCGGCGCCAATGTGGGCCGGGTGGCAGAGGCCGGCACTCCGTTTGCAGCGCCGAATTTCCTTCAGGAACTGAGCTTCAAGGTGTCACCGGTCCTGACATCGCAAGATGCGGTCGACGTCCCCGGCGCGGCCGGGATCGGAAGCCACGAGGTAGGCGCCACCCTCACGCTGAACACCTATTTCGGCGACAATACGTTCCTGCAGAAACTCTTCGCCGGCACACCGACTGCGGTCAATGGCCGTGTCGCGAAGGACAGCCGCGCGGTGATCATCCAGTTCCCGTATGTGACGTACAACGGCAACGGCTCGCCAAACGCGGACGCGAAGAACAAGGACGTCATGCTCTCGCTGGAAGCCAAGGCGTCGAAAGACGAAACCGTCACGAGCGCCGTGGTGCTGATGGATCGTCTTGAGTATTTCGAGGCGTAGCCGCCGCCACAATCCAATTCGAACAGCTCCGTGTCCGAACAACGGAGCAAAGACCTTCACCGCGCGGCCTTCGGTCCGGGCGGCGGGGGAGTGCGTACGCAACCGGCAGGCGGTGTGTTCGGACGCCGCCTGCCGCTCTCCGAACAGAGGAACCCAATGAAGCTTTCAAGCCTCAAGAACAACGCCGACATCGCCAACAAGGGCCGTTGGCAAAAGGATATTGTCGGCCTGGGCGATATCGAGTTGTTTGTGCGCGGCACAAGCAATCCCGATTACCGCCGGCGGATGCAATCGATGATTCGGGCGCTTCCCCCGTCGAAGCGCAAGGGTGGCGTGGTCGATCCGGTCGAACTGGACCGCATCACGGGTGTGTGTCTGCTCGACCACTCGCTTGGCGATTGGAAAAACGTCGAAGGCGACGACGGCAAGATGAGCGACTACAGCTATGAGCAAGCGAAGGTCTTTCTGACGTCGGCGGACTACGCATCGTTCCGGGACGGAGTGCTGATCGCCGCAATGGCCGTGGATGCGGAAGATGACGAGGCGGACGGGGTGACGGAAAAAAACTCATAGGCGCCCTTCACTACAATCTGACGCAGAAGGGCGCAGACGAATTTTTGGCCGACCTTGCAGAAGAAGAGGCGGACGCCGTCCCCCTCGTTCGGGACGTGGAAATACCGGACGACGCTGAACTGACGGATGTCGCGTCCGAGTATTGGGACGCATGGCACCTACTCACCACCGATCGCCCGCTCTTGGCGATGGGCGGCGCCGGCCGAATACCATGGTCATCGATAGAGCGATATGCGGCCAGAAATGGCGTTGAAGACGCACGATTGCTGGCGCGCATGCTCTGGGCGATGGACGTGGTCTATCTCGATTGGCTCGCAGACCAGGTCAAGCGACATGCCGAGAGTGCAAAAAAGAGCTGACCATGCAAGTTGAACTACTCCGGAAAGTGACGATCCAGGGGGATGGGCAGCAAAGCCTCAACTCCCTGGCCTCGTCATTGAACAATGTCAGCGCAGCGCAAACGCGCCTCGCGACCACGAGCGGGACAACCGCAACCGTCACCGACACGGCGGCGAAGCGCGCGCTCTCGGCCCAGCAGGCTTATACACGCCAAACCCTGGCGGTGGTGGAGGGTGCCCGGCAGCAGGACCAAATGGCACGCGCGATGAAGGTTGCAGATGCCGCTCTTCAGCAGGGCATTATCACGACCGACCAGCACGCCCAGCGTGTGGCGCTGTTGGGAACGAAGTACCACGAGACCAATAGCGCGCTCGACGACTTTCGCGCCGGCATCAGCCAGGGAATCGGCTTGCTCAGCCAGTTCGGCATCGCGCTCAGCATCGGTTCGGTGGTCCAATGGGGCGAGGACGTGTTCAAGACGGCGGCAGCGTTGGTGGACCAGGCTGATCGGGTTGGTGTGTCTGCGTCGGCACTCCAGGCCTACCGCGCGGCCCTGGCGGATAGTGGCGCGGCATCCGATGTCGCGGACACGTTGGTGCAAAAGTTGTCCAAAACGCTTGGCGATGCTGAGCTTGGCGTAAGTGCCGCGCGGGCTGAGTTCAACCATCTCGGCGTCGATTGGCGCCAGTTGGCGACCGCATCCAACCCTATAGAGGCGGCGGTTACAGCGGTGACGCAGGCAATTGCGCAAATCCAGGACCCCGCCCAACGTGCCGCTGAAGAGGTACGGTTTTTTGGTCGCGCGGGTCAGGAGGTCGGAGCGTCACTCGCGACACTGGCCGTCAGTTCTGGCGACCTCGTCTCCAAATATCACGAACAGGGCCGGGTGCTCGACGAGGAGGTCGCCCGAAAGGCACAAGAGGCCAGCTTGCAACTCACCAAGGCGTCGGAGCAGCTTGAGATCGCCGCCACGCCGCACATCACTGTTTTTGCGCATGCCATTACAGATCTCCTTTCCGAACTCGACCGGCTGAGCAAAATGTCGGATCAGGATTTCTGGAGCAAGCTTGGTTCGGCCATGCTGATGACGGAAGGCGAGGCGAATGCCGCGTACGCGGCAAGGCAACATGCCGCCAACCAACAGGCCGCTGCAGATGCTGGCGTGGATGATTTTTTCCACAATACCAAGATACTGACGGGCACCGGCGCGGCAGCCAACACCTCGACGTTACAAAACGATCAGTTGGACCAGTTCATCGCAAAACAGCAGTTGGCCGCCACCGCTGCGGGGCTAAGCACTGCCCAGGCGGCACTGCAGGCCGCACATTATGAAGCGGCGCAAGCATATCTCAGAGGCATGGGCCAAGAGATTCGCGCGCAGAACCTGGGGCTTGCAGAATCCAACGACATCTATAACCAGCAGTTCACGGCCAAGCAGCGGTCCGATATCGATCATGCTGTTGCGCTGAAGATCCAGGGCGATGCTGACAAGAAAGCGCAGGACGCGGCGGACCACGTCAAGGAGACGTTCGGCGGCTATCTCGCTCAGCTCGACCAGGCAGCGATTGCCGCGGGGCTGACCACGGAACAGCAGCGTCTGCAGGCGGCGATTGTCAAGGGCGCGCAAATCGACGAGAAGGCGCACGGCGTTGCCGCCAAAAACCTCTCGCAGACGTATGCCGATGCTGTCAAACACCTCAGCGATGCGCAGGTGCTAGCGATTAAAAATAGTCTCACGCTTTCCGATACCAATACTGTGCAAACCGATCTGACGGACCAGATCGCGCGCGGCCAAGCACTTCTCGCGACCAGTATCCCTGATCGTGCCGTTGAAGCCCAATATTTGGCTCTATCGGCGAAGTGGGGCAAAGAGGTTGCCGATGCCGCCTTGGAGCATCTCCACACCGTGCAGGCCATAAACGATCAGTTAGCCGCGCAAGCGCGTATTGACGCTTCGATCAACCCGTACCGTGAAGACCAGCGCACTATCGCAGAGGCGCATCGCCAGCAAGGCACGGGCGAAATCAGCGGGGGGCAGGCGACATACGCCATCGGGCAGACCGGACTAGGCCAAGCTTACAACTCGCTCGCCACCGGCCTAGGCGAAAGCGACCCCTTCGGCACCGGCGCCGGCGTTGCGCAGCAATCGCAGTTGGCGGTGCTGCAAAACGAAATCCAACAGCGGCAACAAATTGTCGACGCGTATTATCAAGCCACCCAAGGCAGCGGCGCGGCACATGACGCGGCGATGACCGCGATCCTAGAGGATGGCGCCCGTAAGCGTGCGGCCATTGAAGAGGCTGCAGGCCAACAGCGCTTACAGTTCGCCAGCGAAGTGTTCAGCAACTTGGCGACGATGTCGCAGTCGAGCAATGCGACGTTGGCCGCGATCGGCAAGGCCGCTGCGATCGCGCAAGCGACTATCGACGGCATTCTCGCCGTGCAGAAGGCGTTGGCGTCTGCGCCCCCGCCGTTCAACTATATTGAGGCCGCCGCTGTTGGGATCGCGGCGGCCGTGAACGTGGCGAAGATCGCCGGCTTCGAAGATGGCGGCTACACCGGTAATATGCCGACGAATAACGTCGCCGGCGTCGTCCACGGCCGTGAGTGGGTCTCGCACGCCGGCGCCGTACCAGGCAACATCAACACGTTGGCTGCGATGAACGCGGGCATGAATTTCGACCGCATGACTACTCGCTCGCCGCTGTTTGCGGCGCCGGCCAACTCGAATTCTGGCGGGATGAAGGTCAATATCATCAACAACGGCAGCTCTCGGGTCACCACGCAACAAGTAGGCCCGGATGAGCTGATGGTGATGATCGACGACCGTATCGATGCCAAGACCCCGGGTATCGTTCACGCCGAGGCGCCGAAGTCGTTCCGGGCCGAACTCTCGAACCCACAAAGCACGACGTCTCGGGCGTTGGAGCGCCACACGACGGCGCGCACGAAGCGCACATGACCACATTGGATAAGCTGCTCGTGCGAGCCCAGGCGTCAGGGTATAGCACAACGCCGCCGCAGGATGGCGTCATCCGCGTTGCGCTGAACGGCGGTGCGGGACGGTATCGTGCCGACATCGAAGGGGGCACTTCCCTCGTCCAAGTCGCTTTTATTCTCGACCCGGCGCAGTGGCAATATTTCTGGGCGTTTCTGCGCAATCGCGCGGCAGATGGGAGTGAACCTTTCCTGGCCGATCTCGTCCTGGATGGCTCGCCGGTGACGGAGTTCACGGTCTATCTGATACCGGGATCGGCCAAGGTCACCGGCGTGAAGGGCGTGATCAAATATGTCAGCGCACAACTGGAAGTTCTGCCGCTGGATGTGGACGAGGACGCCGACAGTTCCGTCGTCGACATCTTTGAGGCGGCTGGCGGCGATCCTTCCGGATATCTCGATGGGTTCGCGGAGATCATCGCCGCGCTGCCGGAAGCGCCATGAGCCTCTACACCGAACTGTTCCTCAACACGCGATCGCGTGTGAAAAAGTTCGAATGCTTCAAGATTTCGCACCCCAATTTCACGAAGGCCTATTACATCGTCCGCAACAAGCCAGGTGGGTTGACGGCCGTCGTTGAAGGGGTTCCGACACAGTTCGACTATTACCCGCTGCAAAAGACCGAACAGCCTACCAAAGCCGATCTCGATTTCGCCATTCAGATTGATCTGGGCGATCTCGGCGAGGTCGTGTCCATGGAACTGGACGCCGTAGAAGCAGCGGATGGCTTCATGATCAAGCCGAGCCTGACCTACTGGATGTTCCGCTCCGACGATCTCATGACGCCGCGGCTCGGTCCTATCACACTCGAGATCCCGGAGTTTCCTATGACGCGGGAAGGAACGTCATTCATCGCCCAAGCGCCGGCCCTCAACGCCAGCCGGACCGGCGAAATCTATACCGCGGCGCGCTTTCCGATGCTGGCCGGATTCCGCTGATGTTGGCGAGCGTTGATCCCTTTCTCGCCCGGCGGCACCGCGGTGATGCTTACAACTGCCTGCACTTCGCGCGGGACGTGTGGCAGGCGCATGTCGGTGTGGACATCGGCGAGCGGCTCAAGGCGCTCCGCGAGGGGGCCGCGGACCGCCGTGTTCACAAGGGCGATGTGGCGGCTTTCGAGGCGCTGGACGGCCCCCAGGATCCGTGCCTGGTCCTCCTATGGCAGCAAAACGGCGGAGATTCTCACGTCGGCGTTTATCTCCGCGGTCGCCTGCTCCACCTCACAGAAAAGGGTGTGCGGTTCGAGAGGCTCGACTTGGCACTCGATGGCTACGCTTCGCCCAGGTTCTATCGATGACCAAGACCGTCACGATCACGCGCGACGTTTTTGACCGCTCCAGCTGGCAGCAACACGAGGTCGAGGACGTCGCCGATTTTCTCGCGCTCAACGTCGGACGGTGGAGCGGCGATCGCAGGCATTGGTCATGGCCGGAGAATACGCGGCTCTATCACCGCGCTTTCGCGCAAGATTGCGACGTGACTCCGAGTGATCGTTGCGATCTGGAAGCACTGAACGCGTTCCCCGGGCCGTTCTTTCTCGAGCAACGCCCCGGGTCTTGGCAGGATGTCGCTTCGGTTCTTTTGGCACCATTTTATGCGCTGCTCGGATTGTTGGTGCCGAAGCCGGCGGCGCTGAACCAGAACGTCAATAGCAGCAACAACCAGCTCGGGGATCGCCAGAACAAGGCGCGGCTGCTGGGCCGGATACCGGACATCTTCGGCGAAAAACGCAGCACGCCGGACGATCTGATGGTCCCGCTCAGAATATTCGACAGCAGCGGCAACGAAAGCGAATTGTCCTATTTCGGTGTGTCACGCGGCGAACTTGACGTCTCGGACATCCGCGACGGCGACACGCTTGTATCTGAAATCGAGGGTGAGACCGTCGAGGTCTACGCGCCGTTCACCTCGCCCAACTCGGGTGACGATCCGCAGCTTCGCGTCGGCAACCCGATCGGAATGGGCGTCGTCACGGTCCTTAAATCGAATGGGATAAACGGCCAGACACTCTATCCGCCGAACTACAAGAGCTACACGAGCGACGCGACGGCGCCTGTCCTGCGCTTCCGCTACCCGAACTTCATCATCAGCACCGACGATGACAATCTCAACTTCACAAAATTCGCCGAGGCGGGCGCCGGGATTGTCCTCAGCGGCGCCCACGCCGACGATGGGAGTGGCCATGTGGTCAATCTCGACGGTTCCTACACGATCGACACGGTCTCGAATGCGGAAATGACGCTGGTCAGCCCCGCGTCGGTGAATTCCGATTGGACCATCGTCAACGCTATGGCCAGCCATCAGACGCCGGTGATCCCGAGCTGTACCCTGGATGCGTCAGGGCTCACCACTAAGGTGGTTGGACCGGTCATCGTCGATGACGCCACGGTCACCGGCGCGATCGCGAACCTTGTCCAACCGGGCGGCAGCTTCAAAACGGACGGGTCAGACTCTTTTCCCGTCGCAGTGACAGTAAGATTTGGTGTCACCCCAGTTGATGCATCAGGAGCGCCGACCGGTCCGGAGGTGACGACCGACATCACGCTTCCAGGCTCGGGCGTCGACAAGACGCAGCGGGCGGCCAGCGCGGCGCTTACGCTGTCAGGACGGTCCAGTCTTCGCGCCTGGCGCACGACCCCAACGGACTATTTCTACAAGGGTACCGTGACGGACGAGATCAAATGGCGCGATCTCTTCGCGACTGCGCCGGTGGCGATGGAGGATTTCGGCAATATTACGACGATGCTCAGCCTGACACGGGTAACGCCGACAGCTCTCGGCGTCAAAGAGCGCAAACTCACCGCGTTGGTTTGCCGACGCGTTGCGGTACGCGACGGCGATGGGTTCTTGGACACATTAGCCGCGTCCAAGAACGCCGCTGATGTCTTCTGCGCGCTAGCACTCGACCCTTACAATGGCCGGCGGAGCCTCGCCGAGCTCAACGTCGCACAGATTTACGACACCGTGGCTGCCGTGGGGGCCTATTTCGGCGACACTTCCGTCATGGAGTTTGGCTTTAGCTTCGACGACGATCAGATGCCGGCGGAAGAGGAACTGACATCGGTTGCGCAGGCGATATTCTGCACGGCGCTTCGGCGCGGCGCAGTCCTAGAACTCGTCTTCGAAAGCGAAACGCCGGACAGCTCGATGCTGTTCAACCATCGCAACAAGCTGCCGGGCTCGGAAAAACGCACCATGCGGTTTGGCGCGCTGAAGGACTACGATGGCGTCGAGTTGAACTATGTCGATAGCGGAAATTTCGACGCCGCCGCTACATACCGTATTCCGACGGATGGCTCTGCCGGCAACCCGCAGAAGATCGATACTGTCGGAGTTCGAAACTTTCGGCCGGCGGCCTGGTTGGCGTGGCGCGCCTATTGGAAATCCCAGTTGCAGCGGCTCGCCGTCGAATTCGACGCGACCGAGCAGGCGGCCGTAGTCGCACAGAGCGAACGGATCCTGAATGCCGACAACACGCGGCCCGGTACACAGGATGGAGAAGTGATCGACCAAGATGGCTTGGCCCTCACACTCAGCCGCAAGCCGATCTTCGCACCGGAGACCGACTATCTGATCATGCTGCAGATTCCAGATGGTACTGTGGATGTGATCTCCATAGTGCCAGGTCCGAGCCCTAAAACTGTCCTGCTCGCGGAAGCGCCATCGAGTTCGTTGTCGATTGAAATCCGGAATGCCGCACGGGCGGCCTACTGGATTGTGCCCGATATCGACACCGATCTCGGGAGAGCTTTTCTGGTGGCGGAGAAGACGCCAAACGACGCGGCAACCTACAAGCTTTCCGTCATTAACTACGACCGCCGCTACTACCAGAACGACACCATCGATCCAGTCTGACGGTGCCGGCGCGCGGTGCTAGCGCACCTGTATCCAGATATATCCAAAGGTAACCGAGATGACTGATCCGATCACCCGGACGCAGCAGGTCAATGCTGCGATCGACGCAGCGAGCCTTGAGGAGTTCCTCAATTCCTCGAACTCCACGATGACGACGCGGCTTGGCAATACGAAGCCAACGATGACCGGCTTGGACTCGATTGTCAGCGCGATCGCCTACCAGGCTCCTGTCAACTACACGACAGGTCTCTCCATCACGGCGCTCACGCAAACGGTGCTCAGCTCGAGCATCGTCTATGCGCCGATACCGGCAGCGCTACCTTTTACGACGGGGGCGTCGCTCGACACGTCGAAATGGTATGTCGTGCAGTATCTCGGAAGCTTTCCTCCAACGGGCACAGGTTCGCTCGTGCGGCAGACCAATCCGACAGTAACAAGTCCGGTCATCAACGGCACCGATGGCAACGGCACCTACGCGGGCCGGAAATATTCGCTCGACATTACAACGCCGGACGGACTGTATGACGGTGGCTTTCGCGTCACGGCAAAAATCTCCGCGAACAATCACCCCTATGGTCTTATTGAAGCCTGGAAGCCGCTCGGCTCTGGCAGCGGCAGCAAGTTTTTGAAGTGTTTCGATCACACGAGCGGCCAATCGGCCGATACACTTCTGCACTATATCGACGCCGGCGGCATCTCCACCTGCACTGCGGTCATCGTGTCCGGCGTCAAGACCGCCGGCGGCACGCCTGAAGATACGACGTTCAATCCGGCGAGCTCCAATCCCTGCATGCTGTCGGTGTGGAATGACGTGCAGTGCGGCGCTGAATTACGCGTGGCGCCGCTCGGCTCGATCGCGGATGGACGCTTCCTGCGTCTCCTGGGGCCCGGTGATGGCGCGACCTCGGCCACGGCCACGCCGCTCTTCACCGTCAAGTACGACGCCACCAAAGGTGCCGTGTTTGCGTGGAAGGCCGAGTCCACGTCAGACAGCGGGTATGACATCAGCTTGTATCGGCAAAATGTCAGCGTGCTTGCGACGGATGGGGTTTTCAATGCCTTGAGCTTCATCGCTGGGTCACCGACCGGCGGTAACATGGGCTCTGGAACGGTGAACGCCGTATCGCTCTTTGCCGGCGGTGTCCAAGTTCCGATGCCGCTCTCGGCGGCCAACACCGGAAGCACCAACAATTCGGCGAGCGGTTCCGGTGCCTTCATCAACATGACGCCGAATTTGACGCTTGGCGCGTCGTATCTGACGAACAACAAGGCCATCGAAGTCCTTGCAACATTCCAGATCGTATCTGGTTCGGCCCCTCCGGTACTTCATTTCCAGTTGCTGATGGGTAGCACAGTGCTTGGCAGTTGGGACCCGGCGACGCCGACAGCCAGCCAAACTGCGCACTCGATCACCTATCGCTACCTCATCCATTCGACAGGCGCACCCGGTGCATCTGTGGGCGTGATTGCGTCGGCTTTCGCGGCGACCAATCAGACGAACGCACCGGCCGCGGCAAACACGGTCCTGCAGCCCGTGATCGTCGCCACAAACGCATCGCAGGTGTTGCAGATCGCAACGAAATGGGACACCGCGGGCACGGGGACAAACACAATTCAATTGCTGTCGCTCATAGTCAGGGAGCTCGCCTAACCAAGTTCAAAATGATCCTCGGGGGCGCAATGAAATTCGCGATTCAATTGACGATGACCATCATCGGCGTCTTGCTCGTGATCGGTCCGCTGACTTCGAAGCCGACATATGGCGACGATAGTGCGGGCGGGACAGCAATCATGCTGGTTGCCGGCGTGGTCATGACGGCGGCCGGGGTCATCTGGTTCGCATCGCCGTTGATCGCCCGTCTCTAACCCCAAGCGACGCCTTATCGGTGAGCCTGCCCTGTCCGCCGCCCCTCCGGGTCGGCGCGTGTCGCGCTTATGTGCGGTGTGTATGGCCAGGGCGGGCTCTCCGATGCGGCGGTCCCGCATCTAACCCGGAGAAGACCCAATGAAATCGCTCACCGACATCTGGAACAAGTACAAGCTCTACCTGGCGCCGGTCGCCAGCGCGTTGCTGGTCGCCTTGCAGGTGCTGTGGCCCAGCCTGACCGGCCATCCCCTTCCGCCCTGGTTCCTACCCGTCACGCTGCCGCTCGCCGGCGCGCTCGGCATCACCGTCTTCCGCGTCGATCTCACGGCCGCGGGCGCCGGCACGGGCTGGAAGAGCTATGCCACCGCGCTGATCCTCGCGCTGTCGTCGGCCGCGCCGGCGTTCGGCATTGTGATCCCGGACGGCGTGTTCGCGATCCTCGGCGCCGCGGGCTTCGGTTCGCTCGGTCATGCGCTCAACAAGGCGAACGGTATCGTGCCGAGCAACGGCATGATCATCGCGGCGGCGGGTCGCGCCGCTCCCGTCATCCTTGCCAGCCTGATGTTCGCGGGAGCGCTGGGGCTCTCGGCATGTTCGACCGACGACATCGTGGACACGCTCGGCAACGTCGCGGTTGCGACGGTTGCCAATACTCCCGTCCCCGGCCAGGCGAAGACGGTGTTCGGCGCGGAGCTGACGTTCGACTTCCTCGTCCGCCAGGCGCAGCACTTCGTCGACACCGGGCTCGCGACGCCGGCGCAGAAGTCGGCGATCCATGACGCCGTCTTGAAGGCGCAAGCGGTGAACAAGGCGGCGCGCGGGGCCGCCGAGAGCGGCACCAATGCGGCAACGGCCACGCTGCTCGCGTCGCTTAACGCCTCGAACCTCGACTTCGCCGGGGCGCTGGCGAAGCTTGGGGTGCCGATCAGCTCGAGCTCCGGCTCTTAGCGCCACTACGCCACCCCTCAAAATCTCATCACATCGGAGACCGACATGAACGCACAGACCATCATCACCGACATCAACAAGGCGCTGCAGATCGCGTCCGCGATCGCTTCCGCCGCATCGATCGTCGAGCCCGGCGCAACCGTCGCCGGCATCGCTCTCGATAAGCTTTCCGACATCGGCAAGGCGGCTGCGGCTGGCTCGCAGGACGCCGCCGACTACATCGCCAAGATGCAGGCCCTCGCGGACAGCACGAGCGACCCGACGACCGAGCAGTGGGCATCGCTCGACGCGCAGACGGATGCCGACGTGCAGAAGCTCGAAGACAGCACGGCTCAGTAGGCGTGGCATACCTGCCGAAGGGCGGCGAGCACGGTGACGCTCGCCGCCTCGCGGCCAGACCAGGTTTTCAGCGAAGGCGAAGACAAACATGCCGCCCAGCGACGATGACGATCAGCGCCGTCACTTCATCACGCGCGAGGAAGCCTCGAGCATTGCTCTCGCGGCAGCGAAAGAGGCTGTCCGTCAAACGATGAGTGAGCAGTTCGCACTGCTCGGCGTCAACATCGCCGACTTTAAAGACATGCAATCGCTTCGCGATGATCTGGAATGGGCGCGCCGCGGTCGCAAGCTGTCGGAAGTCACCGGCCACAGGATCTGGACAACGATCGTCGGGCTTGCCGCCGGCGGGCTGGCGATCGCGTTCTGGGAGTACGCGCGCGCCGCGATCTGGAAAAACCCGTAGTTCAGCGAGCCGGCGTATTCCGGCATATCCTCTAAGGAGTTCTACAATGCATGACGCCAAAAGCCGGCCGCTCAAGGTCGGCGACAAAGTTCTGATCCCCGCCGTCATCACCCAGCTTTCCAATGGCTCGGAAGACTTCTGCAACGTCTCGCTGCAGAGCGCTTATGGTCGCCGGCCCGACGACGCCAAGGAGACGCTGAGCGCCATCAACACCGGAGTTCTGCTCCGTGCAAACGAGGGCGACACCAACGACTGGCCGGAGTTGCGCGGCGGCTAGACGATCTTCACGTCAACTTGGAAAGGCCCGGTGGCGCAAGCCGCCGGGCCTTTTCCGTTTCTGAAACTCCGCCAATTGGCGGAGTTAGTCCGCCGGCCCTGTCCCACTGACGTATTCGACCCGGTATGCATCGGGCGCGCTCGCTTCCGGTATGAGATCGAGCGGCGCGTCGTAGCCTGGATCAAGCCAATCGGCCCATGTCTCGGGTGGCAGCACGAAAGGCGCACGATCATGATACGCGTCGACGCCGGCGCCAGCCGCGTGCGTCACCAATGCGAAGGTGAAGGTCGGATCGCCGCCGTTCTGGATATGGCTGCAGATGCCCGCGAGGAAAATCGGCTCGTGGTCTCCTATCGTGAAGCGCCATTTGGTTTTGGGTGTGCCCTTTTTCCAGCCCGGCGGCTCTGTCCATTCGTACCAGCCAGACGCCGGTACGAGACAGCGGCCGGAGACGAAGGCCTTGCGGAAGGTGGGTGACTTGGCGATGCGGTCGCTCCGCGCGTTGAAGGTGCTGAGCTTCTCCTTCTTGCGGAAGTCGTCGAGCGTGCCGCGATAGGTGTCCGGCACGAACCACCAGCGCGCGGTGGCCAGCTCGCAGCCATAGCCGCTCTCGGCTGCGCGGATGATCGGCGCGGGATCGGTCGGGGCGGTGTCCGAGGCCTGATAGGTATTCGGCTCGGCTGCCGGCGACACGATCTTGAGCTGCTGGCGCTGGCGGCGCTGGTACTCTTGCTCCAGCAGCTTCTGATGCTCGCGCCAGGCGCGTTCGCGTTCATAGTCGCGGCACATGGCAAGCTCCGATGGGTTGCAAGGTAGGCATCTTAGCGGGTCGGCTTGGCCACGACACGTGCACCGAGCGCCTCCGCACCGCCGCGGAGACGATGAAAGCCGACCATCTGGCCCGCCACCATCACCTCGAAGCGGCCACGGTCGTCGTTCCACACGATATCGTAAGCGGGCATCGGCACCACCTTTTTCAAGGGTTTGGCTGGTTTTCGGGGCGCGTCGGACCGGGTCATGTCCGTCAACGTCCGGCACGGAACTTGGCTCCCCTCTAGACTCGTCTCCGGATTTGTTCTTCTAATGTTCTCACAGTGAAATGAGGACGCCATGCCCTACGCCGTCTGCAATTATGGGATTCCCGCCGCGCCAAGCGAGATCGAAATCGTCGGTTTCCGGCTCTCGCTGCCGGAAGCCTTTGCGATGCTGATGGCGCGGACGGTGACCCACTATCGGTTCGCGCGCGCCCCGGATGGCATCATGGACCTGCACATCCTTGCAGATGAGCCGCGCCAGCATTTGCCTATCGACTACGTCGGCAGGGATTGCTTCCGCTCAGCCAACCCAGATGACGAGGTTGCGCGGGCGGATATCATGCGCAAAGCGGGGGAGCAGGTGTGGCATGGCTTATCGATCGTCGAGCACGATGCAAGCGTGCCGTCGCCGGCGGCGTTGAAGCTGAGAGTCACAGAAAAGCAGTCGCGCGCGGCTCGGGAAATCGCCGAGATGCTCAGCGCTCGCGCGGCATAATCACACGCCGTGGGTGTCCCATGTCCGTCGCGCGCCTTCCCGTCTTGCGACCATCCACCGATCTTGCCGACGCTGCCGGACGCGACGAGCGCGTTATCCTGTGGTGCTGGACCTGCTCAAGATCTTTCGAGGCTGATGCGCGCACCGCGCTCGGCGTGTTCGGCGCGATCTCGTTCGGCCGGCTGATCGGCAAGCGCGAATGTCGGCGCTGCCGCGAGAAGCTCTGGGTGATCTTCCCTTGGTACGCGCCGACGCCGCGCGACTGGGTCAACCAGGACAGGCCGATGTCGGACGTGCCGGCCAGCTATATCGAACCACCGCGTTCGGAGTTCATCTTCCAGATTGAATCCATCGATCCCGCAGGAGACGTCTTCGAGACACGCACACTGACCCGCGATCTCGACCTCGCGCATATCGCGTTCGACATGAAGCTCAAGACACTTCGCCCAGGCCGCGATCGCTACTGGCTGCGCGAACACACGCGCCTGATGCGCGACAGCGTCCGCGATCTCAAAGTCGTGGAATGAAGGCGCCGTTCACGCGCTACGCCGAGGCGCTGCTCGGCCCGCCGCCGCCGGCGGCCGTTCCGCGCGCCTTCGAAGCTCCGGCCGGCCATGGTTGTATGAGCTTCACCCAGCCCCCCAACGTCCACCTGATCCTGTACCCGGAAGACATCGCGCGCGTGGCGGCGATGAACCGCGCGATCGCGGCGCGGGACGCGCTGGCGGATATCGAGGACCGGTATGGGCCGCGAATTCTGCCATCGACGAAAGCGCGACGCCAATAATCCGCTCCGCCACGCGAGATATTCTCACTGCTTCGGGGTTCCGTTCGGAACAGGGAGTTGCGGCTCAAGCTGTTTTTGATCAACGTCTGCCTGGGACTCTCGGCGTTGCCGCGACGCTTTGACCTCCTTCAGCGTCTCCGGGCAAAGGCGCCAAACCTCTTCCTCGATCTTCGCTTCGAAAAAGGCGCGACGCGTCACGAACCAGCCCAGCACGACGTAAGTCAGTAAATTCACTACGAAGGTGTAGATGACGAGCCAACGGTCGGCGGATTGCCATCCCCAAGCCTTGTATTGCTCCAAGAATCCCAGATGCATCGCATACAGATCGCTGAAACAGATGAGGACCAAAGCCGACAGCACCCACAACAGCCAGACCGATACAGGCCGATCTTCCTGCTCATCATAGATTCGAACAAAATGCCTGTTGACCGTTTTGTCGCTACCGATCAGCCAAGTTCGGGGTGCTTCCGGGAAGGGCATGAACACATGATTGATATGGTCGTAGCGGTCACGGGCGCGGTACGCGCGGCCCAACGCGATCAGGATGGGTTCGGGTTGCAGAACCGGGGGAACGTCATGTGCCATGACGCCGTTCGCAGGGCGTTGCTGTTCCTGGAGGTCGCCCAAGGCCTGCGTGTAGGCTTCCATAAAGTCGTCAACCGCCATGCCTTTCGATGAGAAAAAAGATTCAATGGCCGTCGCAACAGTGTTGCGAATTTCGGTCAACATGCTCGCGCGATAGACGATGATCAGCGGGACCGTCACGCCGGTCACCGCGATCACTACCGCGAGTAGCTCGTCCATCGGAATAAATGGTCCGCCACCTTTCAGTGGCTGAATCGACGCAATTCCACCAGCTATCGCCATCAAGGCGATAAGCACAAACGATCGTGTGACCCAGTTGCGGGTTTCTTTTACCATCACCGTTTTCGCGAATTGGCTAGTCGGGAAGGGCGCGCCGCAAACTCATCGGCACGGCGCGCTTACAGGTATGGAGAAACTACGCCCGGGGCTCCGGTTGGTGTTTTGTCGCCGGAGTCCAAATGCGCTCGAAGTAGTTCAGGGCGCTTTGGGCATAGTCTGGATCGCCAAAAACCACGGTCGCCTCGCGGGTCACGGGGTTCTTCTCGAGCCGTGTGAATAGCTTGTCCACGACGCAGACGTTGTTGCTCTCGTGCGCGGCTAGATTGGTCGCGACTTTGATGCGGCCGGTCGCGATCACATCACCGAGCTGCGACAGCGCCGAATCGGGCGCAGAGAGTGCGTCGGCTTCGCTGACCACTACGCGCACATTCGCGCTCGGAAGCCGCTCCAAAAGGGTGCGGATGACCTGTGGGTCGAAGACAGAGATCGTAAGTTTGCGCGCGAAGACTGAGACGTCGCCGCGCGCATTCTCAAGCATGTTGTCGATCACGACCTTGGCGTGATCGGTGCCTTTGTTCAGCAGCACACGGCGCTGGCGGTCCCGAAGGGCCTCCTGCATCATGCGCGCGACAAGAGCCCGATACTCGACGAGCTCGGGGTTGACGACGACGGCGCGGGTAATTGGCTGGCTCATGGGTGAGGGGATGTAGTGGAGGAAGTGGACGGGTTCAAGGCCGCTGTCGAATAACGGTCAACAACCGAACTCATGGCTCCGAAGCAGCGGGGCGAAGCCCAACTACCGCGACGGCCGCCGCCGCGCCCGAAAAGCGTGATCATGTTCGTCTCCCCCCATAATACGCGCGGTACTGGCATCCGTATCCACGCCCATCCCGCCCCGCGACGCAGTCCCCAGAAGCCCTGACATGGATGAGATGTCGGCAGAGCTTAGGCGCGGAGCGCCGCGCGCGGCAATCGGCAAACGCCCATCTGGCCACAGAAATCAGCGCGATTTCGGCAGAGGCGGCGGCGACGCGGAGCGGCGGAAGTGGGTTAACCACGAGAACCTCTGGTGGCATGAAACGACTGTCGCCGTATTCGCGCGTTTTGCCAAGAGGTCTACGCGCTTCGTCTGCCGCCCGACACCGGTAACCTGTGCTTGATTTAAGCCGAGCGAACAGCCAAAGAATAGTCGAGCCGCTATTCTGACAAACGGCAAAGAAAAGGCCAACAATCGGGTAATGTTGTCAGAAAAACCGTAGAAATGCTTGGCGCTGGCGAATTAGCAAGCCGCCGCCTTCAGCCTCTCGGCCACAGCTCCATTCCATCCCTCGCGGGCGGGGGGGGGGGCGACTTTTGCCCTAGATTGTCCACCGCCTCAAGCCGTCGCCGATATCCCCGAAAAACGCCCATCCGCCGGCCCGCCCCTCAAGGAGACCCACCATGACCGATCAAACCGACGGCGATGTTACGCGGCTGGGTCACGCCTGTTGCCATCATGCGGTGTGGGAGCATTCTTCGAAATAAGCCTTATGAAACAATGGCACCGAGATTTGCTCCCAGTCTTCCTAACTCATTGAAATATCTATAAAAGATAAGCCCCTCCCGGCCTACCATCCAAATCTTCCCTATCGTCGAAGCAGAGTGGCGCGAGCCGCTCTTTTTTTGTCCTGGGCCGCAAGGGATGTGACTCGGATGACACGGCGTGACGCGATCTTCCGGATTTTGGAACCGGCCATCGGGGCCGGCGTTCTGCAACCAAGGAGGGGCCAAGTTTGGGAATGCCGCCATGTCTGCTGTTGGAATCGCCAATGCTTGCCCCTCGCGCGTCATCAGCGCGCATGCCGATTACCGGCATGCCGATTTTCATTTTCCCCGCACGCAATCGTTGAACTCGCGCGACGCGCCGTGGGAGCGCCGCCTCAAGCCGTTGCGCAGCTGGAGCGAGATCGGCGCTTACGGCGCCGTGGCGCTCGCCGCGACGGTGTTGCTGACCGCGTGCGTCTGACGCTACGGCGTCACCACCGGGAAGTTCGGCACGATCGGATCTATCAGGCTGACCAGCGCGTCGTAGAGCGCAGCATCGCCGGTGATCGCGATCGCACCCGATGACACTAGGCCCGCCGCCGGCACGCCGGCGAACAGGGTCATCAGCAGCGCCGGGCGCGCGAGGCGCACGGTGGCGCCGGCCTCCCGATCGGAAATTCCGGCTTCGTGGATCAGCACGCCGTTCTCCACCGTGACGAGATGCGTCTCGCCGCGATCGGTAAGCTCGATATTGATCTTGAACGCCGCGGCGGCCGCCTTCTCCGGATTGACGCGCACGGCGGCGAAGTCGAGCAGCATCGGTGTCGTCGTGGCCGAGAGCACGTCGGGGCTGAGGCCGGCGGGCGGCAGCTTGACCACGCCGGTGGTCAGTTCCTGCGCGCCGGTGAGATAGATGTTGCGCCAGGTGCCGGCCTCGGACTCGAAGGCGAGCTGGGCGTAGACCTTGGCGAGCGCCTCGCGCGCCGGCTTGTTGTGCTCGTCGGCGAAGACGAGATGGTTGAGGAGGGTCGCGGCCCAGCGTGGCTCGCCCCCGCGCACCGCTTTCTCGGCCAGCGCCAGCACCGCATCGGCGCCGCCCATGGCTTCGACATAGCGCTTGGCGGCGGGCTCGGGGGGCAGCGGGTTGAGGTTGGCGGGGTTCGCGTCGTACCAGCCCATATAGCGCTGATACACGGCCTTCGAATTGTGGCTCATCGTGCCGTAATAGCCGCGGTTGAACCATTGCTTCGACAGGATGTCGGGCAGCTTCAGCACCTCGGCGATCTCCGGCCCGGTGAAGCCGGCATTCATCAGCCGCACGGTCTGGTCGTGGAGGAATTTGTAGGCGTCGCGATGATTGGCGAGGAAGCGCACGATCTCAGCCTGGCCGAAGCGCGGGATGCCGTGCGCCGCGAACATCACGTCGCTCTTGGCCCCGAACAGGCGGATCGCCTCGGTGAGGTAGTCGGCCCACGCCTTGGCGTCGCGCACCAGCGCGCCGCGCGCCGGCAACAGGTTATGCATGGTGAGGTTGGCGTTCTCCGCCATGAACACGGCGCGGAATTGCGGCAGGTAGAAGTTCATCTCCGCCGGCGCCTCGGTGCCGGGCGTCAGCTGGAACACCATGGTCACGTCGCCGATGGTGACCTCCTGGCCGGTCTGCGTGATCAGCAGGTTCGGCGCGATCAGCGACAGCGAGCCGAGCGAAGGGCAGGGGCCGAGGCCGGAGGTCATCTCGCCCTGGGCGCCGCGCGGCAGCGTGAGCCCGAACTGGAAGCGGGCGCGGCGCGACATCGCGGGGCCGGCGATGATGTTCTCCGATACCGCGTGCTCGAGAAAGCCCTCGGGCGCGATCACCGTGATGGCGCCGGACGCGGCCTCCGCCGCGGTCGCGACGCCGCCGACGCCGCCATAATGGTCGACATGGCTGTGCGAATAGATCACCGCGGCGACGGGCTTGCGGCCGAGATGCTCGGTGACGAGATCATACGCGGCGCGCGCGACCTCCACCGTGGTCAGGGGATCGACCACGATCCAGCCGCTGCCGGCGTCGATGAACGAGATGGTGGAGACGTCGAAGCCGCGCACCTGGTAGATGCGTTCGGCGACCCTGAAGAGGCCGTGCTGGGTCAGGATCTGCGCCTGGCGCCACAGGCTGGGGTTGGCGGTGGCCGGCGCCGGGCCTTTGAGGAAATCATAGGACGACAGATCGAACGCGGCGCGGCCGTCGGCGCGCGCGATGACGGGGTCCTTGCGCGTCGCGATGAAGCCGCGGGCGGCGAAGTCGAAATCCTGGCGGTCGTCGGCCGCGACCAGTGCGCGGGCTTCGTCCATGGCGGTCACGGTGGTCTCCCGGTGTGTCATTCGTCCCGGCGCGGGGCATAGCGCCGCTCGGCGATGCGGATCAGCAATTCCCACGATACGACGGTGGCGGAGATCAGCAACAGGATCGCGCCGATGCCGATGAAATCGGTGTAGTCGCCCTGTCCCAGGAGCAGCATGACGCCGCCGCAGATCAGGGCGCCGAAGCCGATGAAGGTCGTGATGTAGCGGCGCAAGGAACGGATGCGCGATTCATCGGCGACCGGTCCCGTCAGCACCAGATAGATGCGCGAGACCACCCAGAACGCCCAGATGCCCGTCGTCCACAGCACCGATTGACCCAGGCTGGCCGGCCGCATGCCGGGAAAGCACACCAGCAACGAGATCAGGAGGACGCACAGATAGTTCTGGAACGCCTGCTCCGCGAGGCGCTTGGTATGTTGGTGCGCCGCTCCGAGGATCGCTTCGGCGTTGAGCGACACCGAGACGAACAAAAGCCCCAGCAGAGTCGCCGCGGCGCCGCCGAGCATTTCGTAGAATGTGGTCCAAGTCTGCATGCTATGTTACACCGTTGCAATATTCGCGTGACTGTATTCTGGACTTGCACAACACTGTCTTTGCCGCCGCGGCGGCGCACGATTTTGAGCCCGAAGGAGATTACAATGTTTTCGCCCTTGCTGCCGATCACGATCGATTCGATCTACAAGCACGCGCCGCTGCCGCCGCGCCTCGCCAAATGCACCCCCGACATGTACGCGGCGGCGTTCGCGCTCAAGGCGGAGCTGCGGACGATCCATTCCGACCTCGTACTCAGCGACATGTTCCGCTCCTACGACATGCAGCACCAGGCGAATCTCGATTACGTCAACAAGAAGAAGACGGCCTACAGCCCGCCCGCCGGCGGCAGCATGCACGAAGCCGGCCGCGCCATCGATCTCGACCTCGAGTTCATCAAGGCGATGGGGCTGACGAAGTTCTGGCCGATCGCCGCGAAGCATGGCTTCACCCCGATCCTCGACGCGCCGGACATCACCAAGAACGAGGCGTGGCATTTCGATTGCCGCGGCAGCCACCAGCTCGTCTACGACTATTACAAGGCCGGCAAGGGCGACAATTTCAAGAGCCCGTACACCGCGATGGCGGCGAGCGGCATCGTCTCGCTCGGCCAGCCGGTCGATGCACTGGGCAAGGATGTGAAGTCCGCTTACATCCAGTCGGGCCTCATCCGGCTGGGCCAGACGATCGGCGATCTTGACGGCAGTATCGGCGCCAAATCGCGCGACGGGCTGACGGCGCTGGGCGTCGATCCCAAGGGCGCGGTGGACGACATCGCGGCGGCGATCGACGCGCTGTTGCAGAAGGCCTTTCCGCAGGAATTCGCCGTGCCGGGCGCCCACATCGACAGCGGCGACGTGCCGGCGCATCTGGCGGGTGTGATGGGAACGAGCTGA